GGGAGCCGCCGGGGCCGGCGCGGCGGCCGGCGCCGCGGCCGGCGCGGGCGCGTCGCGCCTGAAGTGGCTGGCCCGCGGCGGCGTCGTGGCCGTGCCCGCGGCGGCGGCCGCGGGTGCGCCGTACGAGCGGCCGGGCGAGAGGCCGAGCGAATACTTCTCTCGGCTCCGGGCCGGCGGCGATTCGGTGGCCGAGGCCCTGTTCTGGACGGGCGGCCGCGCGATCGGCAAGACGCTCGGCCTCACCTCCGGGCCGCGCACGGAAGAGGAGGAGCGGCGCGAGCGCGAGGGGCGGCGGTCGGTCACGCCGGCCGGCTTCGGCTTCGACGCGCCGGGGACGGGCTACGACCGGATCGCCGCGGCGGTGTCCAGCATCGAGGCCAACCGCGACACCGAGACGGGCGGCGGCGTCTCGGTGTTGCTGAACAGAATCCACGAAACCCTGGAAGCGATGCGAGAAGAGGCGCGGCGCTCCGGCGGGCCGGGCCTTGCCCGACCGGGAGGGTGAGCCGTGGCACACTATCGGGGAATGGGCGGGTGGCTGGTGGTCCGCCGCCCGCTCAGCACGAGCCAGGGGCTCCTCCAGCACTGCGCGATCTACGAGGTCGTCACCGCGGTCGACGTCCGCACCACCGTCAGTGCCGGATGCCTCGGCTGGGTCGAGGGGCTTCCGAAAGTGCGGCGGGTCGAGTCCGCGATGTTCCGGGTCGCGGAGAACGACCAACTGTACACGCACGTGCTGGGGTTCACCGAGGGTAACGAGTTCCCGGTGATCTACCTCAAAGACGGGGAGAAGGACCGGTACAGCCTGCTGACCCGAAGCCTCGTCACCCGGGTCCGCAAAGTGGTCGACGCAAAGAAAGCGGTCTGGATGCAGATCAATCTGGAGTTCGGCGTGTTCGCCCGGGACGTCGTCATGCCGCTGCACATTACGGGGTGACCGATGGCCCGCCCGTCAAACGCCACTGTCGTCAGCCGGACGCCCGGTGGCATCGCGTATCAGCAGTTGGTCGACTCGTACTCCGAGAAGGGCGCGGCGGACGCGAACCAGGTCACGCTCCAGGTGCTCGTGCAGTGGCAGTTCGCCGCCGCCTTCCTGCAAGAGGTCATGGGGTTCGCCACCTGGGACAGGTCGAGCCAGCGGCTCACGCGGACGCTGCCGCTGGCCTGCCCGCTCCGCGCCGACCTGTGGGCCGACTCCTACCGGCTCGTGGACTGCGGGATGTACGAAACCCGCAGCGACGTGAACAACGAGATCAACGGCAACACGATCGAACTTGATTGGGCGATCTACGAGATCGTGTTCCTGAAGCCGAAGTACAAGCTCCGCACTGACTCCAGCCTCGCGGCGGGGTTTGACGGGCTCGAGAAGAACCGCTTCGTCTCCTTCCGCCGACGGTACGTGCCGCGCGAGCGTCGCGTCGCCTTCGGGTTCGAGTACAACACGTCGGCGACCGGCGACGATCCGGCCGCGGCCAACTGGCAGCCGCTCCCCGAAGAGGCCGCCTTCGAGCCGGACTACACCATCATGATCACGGCGACGTGGTGGCGCGTGCCGTTCGAGGCGTACCCGTTCGAGCTGCACGCCGACCGGATGCTCACGGTCAACGCGACCGACTTCCAGTTCGAGAAGAACGGGAAGGTCTACAAGAAGGAGAGCCTGCTGTTCCGCGGACCGGTCGAGGAGATCGACTGGTACATGGGGGCCGACGGCGGCTACTACACCGACGTGCCGCTCGTCTTCGACTACCGGCCGGGCAAGTTCGGCTGGAACGGCTACCAGAAGCGCGACCGCACGACGGCCGGCGAGCGCAAGTACGGCCGCGTGCGGCGGAAGGGTGTGGCAGTGGAAACCCCGCCGTACCCACTGTCGAACTTCGACGATCTGATCAAGCCGGGCGCGTAGCTACCCGTCGAGGTCCGCGCCGCAGTGGCGACACGCCACCGCGTGCTTCAGGCCCACCTGCTTGCCGCACGCCGGACATCGCGGAATCTCCGAGCCGCAGTTCTGGCACTTCTTAGCGCCCGCGACGATCGCGCCCTTGCAGTGCGGACACTTCGGACGAGCGTCCGGCGAGAGCGAGACGAGCAGCCAGCCGAGCGGCCCCAAGAAGAAGCCGATGAGCGCGCCGGCGACCGGCTTGCCCTTCGATTTGCCGAGGAGGTGGCCGACGAGGGCCGAGACGCACAGCCCGGAGAGGATCATCCAGCCTTCCACGTTCCCTCCGGCCGTAGGCAAGTGCGGGCGCACGCACCGGCCCGCGGGTCGCGCGGCCCGCACCGTCCCCCGACGGCCGGGTCGCGCGGCATTGAGCTTACTCGGCGGGAGTGGCGGGCGGAAGGGGTTGGGGCTGCTCGACGATGTGCGGGGCGTCGGGAGACGGCTGCGTGAACAGCTCGCGGAGAACCTTCATCACCTCCTCGAAGGGAATCCTCCGGACCTCGGCGGGCGGGTTGTCGATCAGATCGAGCCGCGCCGCGGCGAGCGCTGCGTGCATGTGTTTTTGGTCCATCAGTCGCCGCTCTTCATCGGTGCGCGGCTGATACGGGATGTACGCCAGGCCCGGCGGGATGGGCTCCCACCGCGGGAGGTTGCGGCCCCGGCGGCGAACCCAGAAGGGCGGGCCGTTCTGCTCCTCGCTCACTGGCCGCTCCCGTTCTGCGCGTCACCGAGCACGAGGCCGGCGAGGAACGATTCCAGAGACGGATCGAGCCCCTGGCGTTTTGCCGCGGCGGCGACGGCGGCGTTGCTAATTTGCAGATGGAGGGGGCTGGAGCAGAAATCGCCGAAGGGCGTCGGCGGCGTCCCCGATGGGGACGAAGACGTTTCCCTCTGGTCGCGGGTCGAAGACGACATGAGTACACCCCGATTGGGCGAAGGCGTCCAGGGTCTGTAGTTGCCGCTGAAGGTCGTTGAACCCGACCGCGTCGTACCCGTCACCGAGGACAACGCTCGCATACTGTCGCGCGTTCTCACGTGAGGTGAAGAGCGGCAGACAGGTCTTCTCCTCAACACGGACGGCGTGCGCCTTATCCAGCGCCACATCCTCCGTCTCTGTGATGGGAAGGCCCGCCACGAACCACGTCCCGCCGCGGCGGAAAAACTCCGCCGGCAAGTGTGTCGCCATTGTGGTGTCCTCGCGCGGCGGGCCGCGGTCGCCGCACCCGGGGAGGACACCTGACCCGGACGGCGACCGCGGCTTGCGGCGGGTAGCTACTCCCGCCGGCCACACGCAGAGCATACCACTGAGGCGTCGCGGACGCCACCGCGGGAAAGCACGCTACGGGGCTTGCGGACGCGGGGAAGAGGAGCGAACATCTCGACGGTAAACGACACCAGCGCGGACCTCCCTCGAAGAGCGGAGAACGATGTGCCAAAGGGCAAGCACTTCGATGTCAGGACGATTCGGCGGTTTGCCGACGACTACGTGCGAGGCGTTCCGCTCGGTGTCATGGCCGATCGCCACGGCATCCCCAAGAACTCGATTCAGCAAGCTATTCGTCGCAGTGGCGTTCAGCCATCTCGGGCGGCTCCAAGAGTTTTGCCCGCCGAGGAGGACGAAATCATCGCCCTCTACCTTTCGGGGCTTAACTCGCATGAGGTGGGCGAGGCTGTCGGGAGACCTCAGCACACCGTTCTTGTCGTCTTGAGGCGGCGGGGCATCCCGCGGAGGGTAGAGCGCCGCCAGTACCTTGTTCGGGACGATTATTTTTCCGCTATCGACACGGACGAAAAGGCGTACTGGCTCGGCTTCATCGCCGCCGACGGATGTATCTCGAAGCGGGGCGGGCGTCACGAGGTGGTAATCGCTCTTCAACGTGGCGACGAGTCTCATCTCGCGAAGTTCCGCGATGTGATCGTCCCGACGGCCCCGCTCTACCGCCGCGACTGCGAAGGCAGCATTCAGTCCGCACTGCGGTTCAGCTCGGTTCGGGTTGTCGCGGATCTGGAGCGGCAGGGGTTAACGGAGAGAAAATCCCTGACCATGCCGCCCTGGCACGGACCCACTTCGTTGCTGCCTGCCTTTTACCGCGGCCTGCTGGATGGCGACGGGACTTGGTCCCACCAGATCGCCACCGGCAAGCAGCGGCGGGCGTATTACTCGGTGAGCCTGGTCGCGACAGACGAGGTTGGCGCGGCGTTTCGTGACTTCGTCTACGAGGCCACGGGTGCCGCGCCGTCTTCCTTCCATCCCCACCACTCGACCGAGGGGATGACCCAGGTTGCGTATGCACGCCTCTCTGCAGTTCAGGCAATTGCGAGGCTGCTCTACACAGGGGCAACGGTATGGCTTGATCGAAAGAAGCCGGCCGTGGATCGCATCCTCGCAATGCCTCTGACCTCACTGAACCGGTCCATCTGTCATTCTAAAGAGTCGCCCGATTATCACCCGTGGTGGCACACTGAGAAGCGGGGTTGGTACGTCAGGATTCGCGGGCGGGCGATCTCGCTCAAAGTGCGCGATCGGCTGGACGTCGAAGGTGCAAAACGGGCCGTGGCTGATCTCCTCAAGCCCAATGCCATCCTTCCGCCCCGACGCCAGCCTGGGCACCATCCCTGGTTCCGCGAGGACCGTAATGGCTGGTACTACCTCGTGGCAGAGGGCCAACCCCGCTCCCTTCGCATTCGTGGCCGTGAGAACCGCCACCTAGCCGAAGCCGCCCTCGCCGCGATCCGCGCTGCCGCCACCTGACCCGGCCCGCGCGCCCCGGCTATCGTCGGGGCATGACCCCGCGCCGTATCCGCCCCGAAGACCTCGCCGGCTCCGGCGACCTAGCGCCGGTCGGCTCCGGCCCGTCCGGCTTCGGTTGGCAACTCCACGACACGCGCCCGCAGGACATCTTCGCGAGGATCACCGGCCGCACGGCCGCGAACGAGTACACCTACGCCCGCGTCGATGACGGCCAGCCCGCTACCTTCCCCTCGATCGCCGGTGCCTTCGCCGACCAGCTCTACACCGCTCCGCTCTACGAGGTCACCGGCCGCACGGACGTCCCTACCGACGGCACCGTGGTCGTGCGCCTCTTCCCCTTGCGCTCCGCCGCCGGCTACGGGTTCGTGTACGTCTCGGGCGCCGCCACGGTCCGCGGCGCCGTGAGCCAGACGCCGCAGGGCGTGGCCCTGACGGCGGACGGGGTGTGGGTGGACGTGTGCTCGGTGGAGCTGCCCTCGGCCGGCCTCTACCAGATCTCCGGCCACCTCCACGCCGGCGCGGCACTGGTCGCGCCCGTCCCCGCGGGGGAGTCCGCCACGGTCTTCGCGCGCGTCGCCACGACCCCGCCCGTAGCCAGCCTTTACCCCGGGGCGGGCGTCTCCGAAGCGAGCGCGTGGCTGCTCGTCGCGCTGGTCGAGGGCGATCGGGTGCGGATGGGCGGCGGGCACTTCGTCACCTTCGCCGTCCCGGGCGCGGGCGACACGTTCCCGGTGACCGTCACGCTCCAGGCCGCCCGCACGCGGACGGCGCTGGCGCCGTCCTGGCAGAGCGTCGCCGCGGGCGCCGTGAACGGCGGCGTGTTCCCGGCCACGAACCTCCACACGACGGCGCCCGCGCTGTACTACGTCAAGCTCCCCTGACGCGCCCCGGCCCCCGCCCCTCTGCTACCCTCGCGCGTGTTGCTGCGGCCTTGCTTCCGGGCGGCGCGTGTCGGCGGTTCGGCCGCGGTGCGGGCGTCCACACCCTCAGACCGATGGGGATGAGATGAACGACGGCGGGTGGATCGGGCTGGCCTCGCTGGCGGTGACCGGACTCCTGGGCGTGCTGACGCTCCTGGTGAACAGGCGGTACGACCAGAAGACGGCCGACCTGAAGGCGCAGAACGAGCAGCAGGCGGCGCAACTCGCGGTCCAGGCGGCCCGGATCGCCGAGTGCGAGAAGAAGCACGCCGGGGCCGAGTCGCTCCTGGAAGCGACGCGGCGCGACCTGGCGGCCCGCGACGCGCGCGACAAGGCCGACCTCCAGAAGCAGATCGACGACCTGAAGAGTCAGATCGCCCGGAAGAAGGACAAGACCGACGGCCACGGGCCGCTGCCGTGAGCCCCGCCGGCTGGCTCACCCTGGGGCTCCTCGCCTTCGCGCTCCTGGCGCTCGTGTACGCCCGGCTGCACGCGCCGCGGTGCCCGGCCTGTCGGTCGCGCGCGACCGAGCGGGTCGTCCACTCCAAGTGGGTCTGCCGGGCGTGCGGGCACGGCTGGCACAACACCCCGAAGGAGCGCTGATGCGCGGGCTCCACGCACTCACCCTGGCCGCGGCCCTGTCCGCCCCGCCCGGCCCCGCGGCCGAGCCGGCCAAGCCGCCGGCCGTGCGGCTACCGGCCGCGCCCGTCGCGCCGGCGCCGGTCGCCCCGCCGGCACCGGCGCCCGCACCCGCCGGTGACCCGTCGAAGCTCTCCGCCGACCAGTGGTACGTGATCGACTCCGACGTGCCGCTCATCGTCCTGGCCAGCCCGGCGGGGCTCGTGAAGGTCTCCGAGGAGGCCGGCCCCGTGAAGCTCAAGGGCCGGTTCGTGGACGGCGCGGGCAAGGTTGAGACCCGCACCTACAAGGGCAAGCACGTTTACGTCGTCGAGGCCGTGGCGAGCGGGCGGGTCGAGCTGCTCGTCGTGCCGGTCGGCGCGGCGAGTGAGAAGGAAGTGATCCGGCGGACGGTGGACGTGGACAGCGGGAAGGGGCCGATCCCGCCGCCGAAGCCCGTCGATCCGCCAACGCCGAAGCCCCCGGAGCCCGACCCCGTCGTCGGCCCCTTGCGGGTGATCTTCGTTTTCGAGTCGAACAAGCCGCTCTCGCGCGAGCAGGACGCGGCGATCCGCTCGCCGGTCGTCGAGAAATACCTGAACGAGCGGTGTGCCAAGGACGCGAAGGGGCGGCCGGAGTGGAACAGTTTCGACCCGCAGCAGCAGTTCGGGCCGGGTTTCAATCCGACCCTGAAGGAGCTGTTCGCGACGTCACTCGTTGAGGCCAAGAAGGTGCTGCCCGCCGTCGTCGTCGCGGTCGGCCGCGACGCGCGGGTCTACCCGGTGACGACCGAGGCCGAGCTGCTCGCCCTCCTGAAGCGCCACGCCGAGGGGAAGTGAGATGCCGCTCTTTGTGATCGACGACGGCACCCCGGAGCGGCTCCTCCAGGAGCCCGCCGGGATGTCGCGCGGCCTGGAGCTTTCCGAGCGCCCGGAGGGGTTCGCCTACGGCGGCTTGGCCGACCCCTTCCCCGACGAGCTTCTGATCCCGCGCTCCGACTGGCAGGGACTCATTGAGGAGCAGGAGGAGCGGGGGACCGACCTCGCGGCCGTCGCGGCGCGCCACCGCCTGGGCGTCAAGAACCAGAAGTCCACCAACTTCTGCTGGGCGTTCGGGCCGGTCCGGGCGCTGGAGTACGTCCGCCTCCGGCACGGCCTGCTCGGCCCCGACGGCCGGCCGTTCAGCCTCTCGCCGGCGTCCGTCGCCTGCCCCTTGAACGGCTACCGCAACCAGGGCGGGTGGGGCCGAAACGCGCTCGCCCGCCTGGCCAGTCACGGCGCGGTGCCCTCCGACCGCTGGCCCGACGCGGCCATCGACCGGCGGTACGCGACCGAGGAGAACTGGCGGGCCGCGCTCGACTACCGCACGACAGAGTGGTGGGAGCTGGAGCCCGGCAACCTCGACCAGCACATCAGTTGCCTCCTGCGCGGCTACGCGGTCGCCGTGGGCCTCAACTACTGGCGCCACGAGGTGTGCGACAGACGCGCCCGGTGGCTCGACGGGGCCATCGCCGTCGAGTTCGACAACTCGTGGAGCGAGGACTGGGGCCACGAGGGCCGCGGCGTCCGCCAGGGCCGCCGGATCCTCGCCGACGACGCGGTCAGCCCGCGCGTCGCCGTCGCCGCCTGAGCGCCCGCCCGTTCGCCCGACCCGAAACGGAGAGCCTGCTTCAATGAGCCGATACGCCCTCGCCCTCCTGGTCCTCGCCGCGCTCGCGTCCGCGGGCGCGGCCGCCGACTTCGACGTCCGGCCGGGCTTCCTCGTGGTGGGCCCGCCCGCGGCCGCGCCCGAGTACGACCCGCTCCTGCCCGACGGGGCCGAGCCGTACGAGTCGGCCCGGTACACCCAGAACATCGCCGTCGTCAACGACCGCGACCGGATCGCCCCGCACACGATCGCGAGCTTGCCCGACCGCCGCTGGCACCAGCCCGGCGGCCTGGAGGGCGTCTCCGGCTGGCGGAGCGAGCGCTACCGCCACCTGCCCGGCCCGGTCCGGACGTGGGTCGGCAACGTCGAGGTCGAGAACTCCATCCCGACCGGGCGCCTGAAGCCCGACGGCACACCGGAGCACTACAGGCAGTTCAACCGCAGCATTCAGCGGGAGTACCCCGACGGCACGCGGTTCGACGAGCTGCTGGTGAACGCCGCGACGGGCAAGGTGTTCGAGCACCGCGTGCGGACCAAGCGCGCCGGCCGCTGGCTCTCGGAGGTGTGGCACAAGGACGAGGCGCAGTTCCCGGCCGGGTACGCGGGCCTCAAGGTGTCGTGCAGCTCCTGTCACGCCGAGGCGGGGACGGGCAAGTACGACGCGGGCCTCGTGCCCGGCGGTGACACGGTCCTCTCCGACCCGCTGCCCTGGCACGTCGCGGGACTGGCGTCCCCCGAAGCGGCCCCGAAGGCGACGGCCGTCAAGCCGGCGCCGAATTTCGACGTCCGGTCGGCGGAAGTGCCGAAGCCGGCGGCGCCGGCCGAGCTGCCGAGGGCCGTCGGCCCGGCCTGGGTGCCCCACCAGAAGTACGACCGCTTCGGCCGGCCGGCCGGAGTCGAGTACCGCCTCGTGTACCCGCCGGGCTGCGCGCCCGGCAAGTGAGGGTGACCGAACGGGGCCGGTCGGCCCCGCCCCGGCGCCCAACCGGAGACCGTCATGACCTGGGCCGTCTTGATCGACCTGTTGGTGAAGTTCCTGCCGCTCATCGTGGACTGGCTGCGGAAGCTGCTGCGGGAGGTCGAGGCGGAGATGGCCGCGGTCTGCCCCGACGACTGCGCGCTGGCGATCCACGACGTGTTCGCCCGCGCCCGCGGCCGGCTCTACGTCTGGCAGTTCGCCCGGCGGCGGGCGCTGGCGGCCTGCGAGCGGGCGGCGCTCGCGCGGGCCGGGGAGTTCGCCGCGGCGGCCCGCGGACAGGGGCCGCCGCCGGCCATGACCGGCCGCGAGTACGACGCCGTCGTCGGCGCGTGAGGTGACGCCGTGGGCGGGCTGCGGTGCCAGGTGTGCGGCGAGAAGCTCCCGCTCGACGGCGGGCGGCCGACCCGCCGGCACTGCGCCGCCTGCCGCGCGGTGATGGAGCGACTGGCCGAGATTCACGCCGACGACCACGCCTGCCGCCCGGAGGTCGTCGGACACGCCGACCGGGTCACGCGGTACGCCGGGATCGTGGAGGAGGGCGGCCGGCTCTTCGAGTGACCAACCCCGGCGCGGCAGCCGCGTTCGCTCCTGGCGCGGCGTGCGGGCGAGTGGGAGAGTGGGAGAGGCGCCCGCACCGCGCCGGGGTGTGGTACACTGGCCGCCTCTCCGCAGCGACGCGACGAAACGAAGAAGGTCCGGGCCAGTCTCGCTCACTGGCCCGGACCCGTAGACGCCCCTCGCCCACGAGCCGGCGTACACACTTCCCTTTTACCCCATTGCGGGGCGGGTGTGTATGCCGGTCCCGTTTTACGAGCCCATCGTCTGCCACGACTACACCGCGCCGCCGTCACCGGCCGTGCGGTCGAAGTGCCCGGCCGCCCCCACGCCGCGGCGCAAGGCCGCCCCCTCGCGCAAGAAGCCGCGGCCGAAGAAGCGGGCGGCGAAGAAGCCGAAGAAGCCGGCCGCCAAGCTGTCGCCGCAGTGCGCCTCGATCATCGACGACCGCATCGAGGCGGCGATCGAGGCCGGGCTCATCGTGGTCTGCGACGAGGACATGCCGTGCGAGGCGCTCGACGTGACGATCGCCGAGTTGGCCCTCTGGCAGCGCATCCTCAACCCCGAGGCGTACGCCGACCCGTCGGAGGGGCGCAAGCCTGCGAAGGCCAGCGGCACGGCGCCGGGCTCGGCCGACCGGATCGCCGAGTACGCGTTCCGCGTGGCGCAGCGGCGGACGGTGACGGTGAAGGGAGACGCGACCGCGCATGGGGCTCACGATCGCGGGCTGAAGGTCGTGCAGCGGGCCAACGGTTCGGGCGTCAAGGTGGTCGGTTGGGCGGAGGAGGGCTAGCGGAAGGAGCAGAGCCACTTCGCGACGGCGCGGGCCAGGGCCGCGTGCGCGGCGTCGGCGGTGGGGTAGTACATGCAGTGTGGGTGGCTCGCCCGCCGCTGGCCGCCTTCGAGCAGATCCCACACGGCGGCGGGGATGTGATGCGCGGAGCCGGACAGGCCCGATATCCCGGTCCCGCGGCCGTCGTACCAGAACCACATCTGCACGAAGTCCACCGCCGCCGGCCGCTCGCGCGGCACCCGGTCCGTCAGCCACACTTCCTCCACCGGGTGCGCTGCGATCCACGCCCGCGCCCGGTCCGTCGGCTCCCACGGCTTGTCGGTGCCCGCGGCCGCCAGGTAGTACTTCCTCTTCATCACCGCTGCCAGCGGCGCGTCGATGCGCGCCACGAACCCGCGGCGGAACTCGCAGTTCGCGTTGGCCAGCGCGCCGACGTCGCCGGTGCCCTTGCACGCGTCGCACTTGACCGCGGACCCGGGGCCGCTCGGGTCCGCGGCGATCTGGTCGAGCCGGACGCTCTTGAGCGGCCCCTTCGCCTTGCCGCTCCCGCCGCACGCCGGGCACGGACACTTCCGCCACTCGGCCCCGTACCTCGCGAGCATCCGCTGCGCTTCGAGCCACAGGTGCTCCGGCCGGTCGCCGTCGCGCCGCGGCCGGCCGCACTGGATGCGGATGAACGCCGCCCGGTCGGCGTCGCCGGGCTCGTTCCGCTCATCGAGCGCGTCGGCGTACGCGAGCCGCGGCGTGTCCTCGCCCGGCTCGGCCAGGATCGCGGCGTGCAGGAGCGCGAGGTCGGTCATGGCGGCGGCTCCGGGATCGGCCCGCACCACTCGTACGCGTGGTAGTAGCTCGTGAGTGGCGTGTTGCCGACGCACAGCCGGCCGCCGTACATGCGAACCGAGACGGCGCGCACGTCGCCGCCGCCGAGCGTCCGAAGCCAGTACCACCCCGCCACCACGGGCGGCGTGTCGGTCCAGGTCTGCAACGGGCGGACCGCGTCGTAGAACTCGACCCACCGGCTTCCGAGCGCCGTGACGGCGCGGGCCTCGCCCACCAGCTCGATCCGCACGTCGTCGGTCGAGAGCGCGTTGACGATGCGCGTGCTCACGGCTTGGCCTCCGTCGGTTCGGGCGGGTTCAGCGCGTTCCGCATGTAGTCGATGCACGCGTTCCAGGTGTCGAACTTCAGCGTCGGCCCGCCGCCGGCTCCGACAGCCTTCAAGACGACCTGGCCGGCCGACCGAAGGCGCAACTCGAACTCGCAGCCGCTCAGGTACTCGAAATCCGAAAGCAGCTTGCGAACCGCCTGGATGTTCACGGCTTCTTGTCTCGCTTCTTGGGGAGGTCGGCCACGGGGCGGATTAGTTCGCCGACCCTGATGATGAACAGCGGCTTCGCCCCGCGGTTGGTGACGCGAGGACAGTGGTGGGGGCGCCAGGGGTTGCGGCCCCTTTCGGTCAGGGGAGGGCGACCGTGCCACTCCACCGTGCTCACTCCGCGGAAGGCCGCAACCTGCTCGGGTGTCAACGCGAACCACTCGCCCTCGACCCGCTGCGCCGCCCACTGAGCCATGACGTATCGTTCGAGCCGCACCGCCGAATTGGTCGCGATGTACCAGACGAAGCGCAGCTCGCCCCAGCGGCCCCTGTAGTGGCGCATCAGGCGGTCGCGAAGGAGCTTCGTTCTGCCGACGCGGTACAGGCCGCGCCCCGAGTCGTGCAGCAGGTAGACGAACGGCATCACTTGCCCCCTCTCGCCTGCTTGCGACTCTTCTTCTTGTCCGTCGGCCGACCCGGCGGCCGATCCTCCTTCGCGAACGCAAGCACATCCTCGCGGAGCAGCAGGTAGAGGCGCGGGGTCATCCGCGTCGCCTTCAGCCGCTCCTCTTCGATCAGCTTCTGCACACGCCGCTTGCTGATTTCCAACAGGTCCGCGGCCTCGGCCACGGTGATCCAATCGCCCGCGGGTAGTTGGGTCATCCCGCCATTATTCGTTGGTGCGAACATTTTTCAAGATTCCTCCGCTTCCCGCCTTGCAACTGTTCGCAAGTACGAATAGTATACGCAGGACGGTCGAAGGTTGCAAGCGGGAGGGCGAAACGTGGCGAGCTACAAGCGAACGGCGAACGGCGGCTGGACGTGCGAGGTCGACGGCGTGCGGTTCACCTTCTTCCGGCCGACGCCCGGCTGCCTGTTCCTCGGCGTGGACTACGCCGGCGACTGGCACTGCAAGGCGTACTTCGACGGCGACGAGATGATCCACCGGGCGCGGACGCGCGAAGAGGGCGTCCGCGACATGCTGGAAACCATCGCGGACATCCGGGCCGGCAAGTGCCGGAACTGCTGGCGGTAGACCCAACCCCAACGGAGGCATCCCATGACGCGGCAGAAGAAGCGGAAGCGGACGATCTGGCTGGCGGTGGCCGGCGTGCGGGACGAGAGCTTCGCCAGCTACGACGAGGCGTGCGCGTGGCTCGACAAGGTCAGCCCGGAGACGGCGACCCGCGGCTTCGACACGGAGGACCGCGGCGTTGACGACGGCGTGCGGACGGTGATCGTGCGGCACGCCGAGCGCGACCTGAAGTTCTACCCGATCGTCCGCACCGACCGGGCGACCGGCGTGGAGACGCGGATCGAGCACACCGACCCCGAGTACGCGAAGACGTGGGAGCGCATCCGCGGCCACCACTGCTGGACCGCCGAGGGGATGCGTCACAACATGCTCGCGACCCTCGACCCGAAGTGCCCGCCGGTCTGCACGACCGGGGCGACGTATCGCTTCGTTCGGGGGTGACGCGGTCCAACAGCACCCCGACAGGAGTCTCCCAATGCCGACCGAGCGGACTTGGGGCGAGACGGGCGGACCGTGCCGGCCGGTGACGGTCGAGCTGTGGGCGTACAGCGTCCGCTGCGTGGCCGCCGTCCGGCACCCCGGCGGCCGGCTCGAAGGGGTCGGGTTCCTGTTCCTCGACGGCTCCGCCGAGGCGCAGTGCGTGGCCCGGCTGGCGGTCCGCGGCGAGCTGCCGCCGGCGATCCTGGCCGACTGGATCGAGGACCATCCGGAGTGCTGGCGGTGTCCGGGGGAGGTGCGGAACGCGGCGGTCCGGGAGATTTGCGCGCGACTGCGGAGCGTGTGAGCGATCACTAGGGCCGGCACCCGCCGGCCCCCAACCCGGAGGAGCGACGATGGCGAAGGTGATCCTGCGGAAGAAGTACGGCAGCTACGACAAGGTCGAGCGAGTGTTCGCGTTCGACCCGAGCGAGGGGACGGCCCTCTGCCTGCTGCGCGAGTACGGCGGCAAGTCCTACCTCGAGGGGCTGCAAGTGGACGACCTGGAGGCGATCCGGGACGACAAGGCGGGGACGTTCGCGGACACCGAGGACACGGTCCGCGGGCGGGCCGAGCACCTCGTGCCGGACCCGTTCGCCGAGACGAAGTGACCCAGCCCGGCCGAAAGGCCCTAACCGGAGGCAGTTCCCATGTCGAAGCCCGAAGACAACGGCCGGCAGTACAAGACGGTGGACAAGTTCGACCGGATGATGGGCGCGCTGATCGACCTGCCGGACGTGACGCGCACCAAGCCCACGACCCTCACCGTCCACACGCCCCTCATCGGCGAGGCGCAGACCTTCGTCGTTCAGACGCTCCGGCAGCGCGAGGTCGGCGACACGATCTTCCTGGTCTACGTGGACGGCACCGGCTCGGTCCGCATCGCGATCCCGCCCGAAGTGGCCGACGCGATCGCCCGCCAGCGTGATGCGCTGACGACCAAAGTCCGCAAGCGCGTCGCCCGCGACCAGGCCGCGCAGCGCAAGGCCGCCGGCATCCAGCCCGCGTTCCTGAAGGCGAAGAAGGCGAAGGCCGCGAAGAAGTGACCGGCGCCCCCGCCGGCGGGGGCGCCCGCACCGGCCGCGAACCTGGAGCAGCCGTGAACGAGTACGAAGCAACCGCCGCGCGGGCCAACCGCGAGCTTCGCGACGAGAAGCTCTCCGCCGCGCTGAACCTCATTACCGCCGCCCAGATGGGCGACTTCTCCCCATACGAACGGCCGCCCCTGACCTGGCTCGACGGCACCGGCTTCAGCGAGGCCGTCGGGCCGGCGCTCGTGTGCAACACGCTGGCCGCGGCCTACGTCGCGTGCGTCGTCGCGCAGACGACCGCCGGCGTGAAGTGCCGGTGGCTACAGGACGCGGCCGGCTGGCTCGTCGTGCCGGCGGCGCTGCTGCCGCACGCGGACGGAACCTGACCCCACCCCACACCCCGGAGCCCGCACCGTGACCGCCCTCGCCCTCCTCCGCCTGGTCCTGTTCTGGGGCGCCCTGGCCTGGGGTGCCGCCAAGCTCGTCGCCCGCGCCTACGACGCCGGCCGCCGGCGGGAGCTGCGGCGGTGCCGCGACCTGCTGGCAAGAAGGCGCAAGGGGCGGGCGCTGCCGCTGGCCGAAGAGGTGTGAGCCCCGGCGCCCACGCTATACCGAGTCGATACGACGCAAGGAGAGCCCATGAACGACGAGCAGACGGGTGCCGACCTGGAACTGCGCACGCTCACGGCGTGCGGGCAAAGCCTGGAGCGACTTCCGGAGGCCGTGCGACTGCGGGTGATCGGCTATCTCGCCGACAAGTACGCGAACGCGGCCGTCCTCGTCAGGCCCACCCCGCCGCAATCGCTCGCGCGCATCAAGGGGCTGCTTGCGGGGCCGGTCGGCCCACGCGCGTGCGGGCCGGGCGTGTACTTCCTCTGCGACGGGCCGGAGGTCGCCTACGTCGGCAGCTCGTGCGAGGTCTACAGCCGGGCCGCCCAGCACATCGGGAGCAAGGTCTACGATCGCTGGTACTGGATCGCCGTCCCGCCGCCCGCTGTGACGGGCGTCGAGGGCGGATTCATTCGGTTCCTGCAGCCGACCTGCAACCGCAACCGCCGCGGGGTTCTCACGGCCCCCGCTTGCGGCGACATCAACCCGTACCTCAGTGTCCCCCTGACGCCGGAGGAGATCGTCGCACTGCGGGCCGTGCGGGTGCGGACTCAGGACTGGAGCGACAAGAAGGTGTGGGACCGCCGATCGGGGACAATCCGTCCGTTCCCCCAAGCCTGAACCCAAGCGCCCGCCGCCGTAAACGCGAAACGCCCAGGATTCCTGGGCGTTGAGCCACTTCACTAAGTGCCGGGGACAGACACCGCCGCCGCCCCTGACCCGTCCCGCCCGCGGCCCCGAAATCGCGTCGTTTCGCAACGATTCCCGGCCCCGCCCCGCCCCCGCCGACACCGCCGCCGCGAGTCCACTTCCCCGACCTTTCACGGCCTCTTACGGGGTCTCCTCCCAAGCGCCACCCCAAGCGCCGGCCGCGCCTGTCGCGCTAGCTTGCCGCGGCCGAGCTTGGCTGCCTCCTTCGCCAGTTCCTCGCGTTCCGGGCGCGTGTAGTGCTTGGCGGTCATGGCCGGGTCGGCGTGGCGCATGAGCTTCTGCGCCCGCTGGAGCGTGACGCCGGCGCGGTCCAAATCCGTCGCGAACTGCCCGCGCAGCGAGTGAAAGTCGAACACGCGGCCCTCGGCGTCGCGGTAGGGGATGCCGGCGGCGGCCAGGTCGCGGCGGATCATCTCGGCGCCCTGCAAGTACCAGTGCGTCGTCTTCAGCTCCCGCGCCGGCCAGAGGTGGCCCTCCGCCGGGCAGACCGCGAGCACGAGGCGGATCACCTCGGGGTCGAGCGGCACGACGTCGGTGCGCCGGCCGCGCGCCTTGGCCGGCCGGCGGACGGTGACCGCGCCGGCGGCCGCGTCGAGGTCAGCGGCGGTGAGGCGAGACAGCTCGACCGCCCGCAGCCCGGTCGAGGCGGCGGTCAGGTAGAGCGCGTGGCGCTCGGGGCCGGTGAGGCCGCGGACGGTGTCCGGGCTGGCGCGGGCGGCGGCGAGCAGTTCCTCCAGTTGTTCGGGGGAGAGCGCCCGGCGGACGCGGCGGACCTCGGCCGGCTCGTAGCCGCAAGGCAGGGCGGAGAGGTGGTCGACCGGCTCGTGCCGCTCGACCTGCGCGAGCCACTTGGTGAACCCCTTGACCGCGGACAGGTAGGCGATCACCGAGCCGTCGCTCCAGTCGTGCTCCTCCTTCGCCGCGCCGGCCCACTCCAGCACCGCCGAGGGCGTGAGCTGCGCGGGGCGGTCGGCCCCGACGCCCTCGGCCACCGCCCCGGCCCGCTGCCGCCGCCGGTGCGCGCCGGCCTCCGTGGCGCCCTTGTGCCGGATGAACCGCTGCCAGCGGTCGAGCAGCTCCGCCATCGTCAGGCGCTCGCGCTGGGCCTCCGGCGGCAGGAGTCCGGCGTCGACCCGCTGGGCGGTCCTCACGAGACTCACCATCAGGGCGTCGGTGGCGGCCCGGTCGGTGTAGCCGGGCACGGTTCGCTCGCGGCCGGCGGCGTGGTCGTAGTAGGTGACGTACCACTTGGCCGACTGGCAGCGGCACCGGCCGGGCTTCTCCGGGATCACTTCGGCCACGACCCACTCGCCGGTTCGGCCCCGCCAGCGGACGCACGGCGTTTTCTTCACCGTGACGCGCTCGGCGCCGGCGGGAATCGGCTTGGTGTAGGTCTGCCGGTGGACGTGGGCCATGTCAGGCGTCCTCCTCTTCGAGGGCGAGTGCGGGCGCCCGCACCGGCGCGACGCGGCACGGGACGCCCAGGAACGCGGCCAGCGTGACGGGGTCGCGCTCGACCCGCGGGCCGAACCAGACGACGGCGTGCGCGCGGGCCACGGCGTCGAGGTCGCGGCGGTACTCGGCCTCGGGGCCGTAGAGGTCCGGCTCGGCGAACTGCACGAGGCAGGCGATCCCCCGGGCCTCGCAGTAGGCGCGCACCGCGGCGTCCACGCCGGCCTCGCACGGCCGCCCGCCGCGGCAGAGCACGGCCAGGCGGTGACGGTCGCGGCGGCGGTAGAGGACCGCGTCGAGGTACGAGCGCAGCTCGGCGACGCCGGGCACGTCGAGCGACTGGCGGCCTGACGGCGAGTGCTGCCAGTACCCCGACGGGATCGCGTCGGGGTGGCCGGTGACGAACACCCAGAAGGGCGGCCGGCGGTCCTCGAAGGGGCCGGTCACGCGGCGGGCCTCCGCGGGCCGAGGGTCCAGGGTGCCGGCCGCCGGCCGTCGAAAAACTGGTTGGCCCACAGGATCGCGACGCGCAGGAGCGCGCCGTCCACCATGCGGACGAGCGCGTGCCGGCCGTCGGTCCCCTCGTAGTCGCCGCGGGCCGCCCACACCGTGTACCAGCCGCCCTCCCCGTCGGGAACTTCGAGCAGGCCGAGCTTGCCGGCGCCGATCAGGTACGTCTGGCCGGTCACGGCGTCTCGGACGGTGACGGCAAAGGGGCCGCTGCCGGGTTCGCCCGGCACCCAGACGGTGAGCCGGGCGGTGCCGTAGGGCGTCGCGCCGGCTTCGCGGCCGGCGGGCGGTTTGCGTCTCATGGGGTAGTTCCTGGTGAACGGGTGCGGTCAGGCGACCGCGGGCTCGTCGGGTCCGGGGGCGGTCTCGCCGCGGAGCTGCCAGTCGCCCAGCACGCGGACGGTGGCCCGCACGCCGCGGGCGAAGCGGACCACGGCCCGGCCGCGGTCGGCCGACACCAGTTCGCCGCGGGCGGCCGGAACGCTGCGCAGCCGGCCTGAGCGGTCGAGCACCTGCATCCGGCCCGTCCGCTCGGCGACGGCCACCGGCTCGCCGGTGTCGAGGTCCGTGATCAGCACGCCGTACTCCGACAGTTCGCCCGGCACCCAGACCCTCTGGGGGTTCGCCAGCGCGGCGCCGGCGAAGCGGCGGACACCGGCGTCCGCCATGCCAGAAGCGTACGCGCGCAGTTCCGGGGCGGGAGGTCGGTCGGTCTGCCCACCCGAAATGGGCAGAGACGGCTGCCGGCAGCCGAGCACCCAGCCGCGGGCCGGGTGCGAGAAGGCGAGGTCCCGGTCGAACAGATCCTTGAGGGCGTGGTTGATCGTGTGGATCGACTGCGCGTTGGGGAGGGTGTCGTTGCGCTCCATCCAGGCCTTCACGTCGGCCGGCCGCACGACGGCGTCGGGGCCGACGTCGTCCCGCAGATCGCGGAGGGCGTAGTAGACCTCGCGGGTGGCCGGCCGCGAGCGGTGGCGCAGCGCCTCGGGCAGGTCCGCCGCGGCCGGGGCGGCGTCCTCGGCGGCCGCCCGCATGCCGATCGTGACCCGGCGGTCGCCGATGTCGAGCCCCCACTTGAGGGTGTCGCGGTCGTCGGCCTGGAGCGCTTCGAACACTTCGCGGGCGACTCGGGCGAGGGTCTGGTTGAGGGTCGCGGGGAGTTTCATGGGAGGGCTCCGGGGCGGACGACTGCCCAATTCGGGTGAGCAGACGCAACGGGCTTCTATGATCTTGGGCGACCGCGTAGAGTCGGGTGCGGGGAAGCTGGAAGGCGGAAGGGAGACGCGAACGTGAACGAGAAAAGCCTGAGCGAAGCGCTGGCGGCGTGTCCGACGTGGGCGACGGGAACGGTAATACTGCGTGACCGCACCGGGGAGATTGTCGGGTACGGCTACCTCCGGCGGGCCGCCGACGGTACGGCCGAGATCATGATTTCTTCTTCCCCTGAATCCGCTCAGATTCTTTACGCATCTCCTCCAGAAGCAGGTGATTGAAGAAGTCCTGCACATCCTTGTCCTTGAACAACTTCGCGACGCTCTTCCCCCGGTGTGCGGCGATCTTACCCACGAGCCGCGCATCCTCCGGGTCCACCTTCAACGTGCTCTTCTCCTTACCCGTCTCGTCGGGTTGCTGACCGCCCGCGTCGTCTGACGTTGCGGGCGGCTGATTCTTCTGGCCCTTCGGATTCGGCATAGTGGCGACCGGCACGGAAACATCTCCCCTCGGAGCCGATTTCGGCCCCGAACCTATGGGTTCAGGCTACCGCCCGCCTGACTTGGGTTCCACAAGGACTCAAGAAATTTATTCGCACGACCACCTTGACTATTTCAATTCTCCGGGGTACAAGGTTCTGAGAATAAGTTGCCCCGGCGAACCGAAAGGTTCTAAGAGGACGGCAAGTGAGTGACGCAGCCGAAGTGACCGCCGAAGAGAAGACCCTCGTGGAGGTTTTCAAGAGCTTCCACGCCCAGGTGAAGGTGATCCGTGACCGCCACGGGTGCAGCATCGCCGAGGCGATCCAGCAATTCGGCGGCCCCGGCATCGAACGGGAGTACCGCCGAGTCGTGAAGGAGATGCACGACGAACTGCACCCGGTGGAGACCGGCGAAGCCGGAGCCTGACCCATGTCCGCCGATCCCGCGATCCTGGATCGCCTCGACCGCATCGAGGCCGCGCTCGCCAAGCTGGTCGCCGGTGCGGGCGTCCGCACCCCGGAAGCGAACCCGGCCGCCAGGCCGCTGCGCCTCACCACGGCCCAGGCGTGCGCCCAGCTCGCGTGCAAGCGGACGACGCTGGAGGGTCACGCCGCCCGCGGCCTGTGCTCGCAGGTGCGGCCGAAGGGGAAGGGGCCGGGCAAGCCGGTGTACTACCTGCCCGACGAGATCGCCGCGCTTGCCGTGAGCGAGGACGCGGCGCGGGAGTTGATGGCGCGGAAGCGGCTGACCCGCCGCGGCCGCGCCCCGTAGGGATCAGGCGCGCCGGGTCGCGGCCCCCGCAGCGTGCGGACGGCCCGGCCCCATCCCCCACCGGCGACCCTCACCGCCGGCGCGGGTCGCGACGACGGCGGGCGCATCGAGACGCGGGCACCCGAGGCCGCGCTCCCCCAATCGCCCGCACCCGCGGCGGCCCGGCGCGTTTGAGCGAGAGGCGAAAGGACGAAAGGAGATCGCGATGTCGAACAAGTACCGCAAGTTCCGGCCGCGGGTGGACGTGTTGGAGGCGTCGGCGAACGCCCGGCCCGACGCGGTGATCCGCATCGCGCTCTCCGACGGCGACACGTCGCGGCGGTACACGGTCGAGGAGGCCGAAGACCTGCGCGAACTGCTCGACCGCGCGATCGCCCAGGCCCGGCGGGGCGACGTCCCGAGGGTGCCGCCCCGCACGCCGCCGGCCGCCAGTGCGGCCCTGCCCGCCGCGGCCTGACCCGGACCCCGCACGCGAGAGAGGATGTGTCCGATGGGGCCGGAATTCAGGTTCGCCTTCGCCGCGATGGCCGCCGCGATCTTCGCCCTGTTCGTCTGCGCCGACCGGCTGGCCGACCGGTGCCGCCGGCTGTGCGAAGAGAACGAGCGGCTGCGCGGCCTGCTCAGGCAGCAGAAGGTGCTGATCGAACAGGTGGTCGAGGCCGCGGAGGAGCGGCTGTCGCGGGGCGTGTGAGACGTGAGACTCGCCGCACGGATGCGACGGGAGGGTGGGGCGCCCGAACCGCCCGACTTCGCCGGGGGGAAAGAAACCCGGCCCCACGGCGGGACCGGCGGCTCCGAGCGGGCTTCCGGTGAGCCGGTGACGGCCGGGCCGCGTGGTGCGGAACAGCACGCGGGCCTGGGGGTCGTACCCCGCCGGCCGCCTGTACGCGAAGGAGTACGCGATGACGCCCGTCGAGTGGGGCCTCACGGTCCTGTGGGTCTGCACCGGCACGGCGGCCGTGGTGATCGCCCACGCGGTCTCCGTCTTCCTCCGCGGCGTGATCGCCGGGCTGCCCGAGGCGGCGGCGCGAGGTCGCGGTCGAGGAGAAGCGGATCGAGCAGGCCCGCCGGGCGCTGGACATCCGCGAGCGCGAGCTGCGGCTGGAGGAGCAGGAGGCCGCCGAGGACCGCGACGACGACCTTCCGGAGTTCTGAGGAGCCGACCGTGTCCCAGACCAAGCTGTTCGTGTTCGAGGCCGACCGCGACGTGGGCGGCGACTTCATCGCCGCCGACCGCGAGGCGCTGGTGCGACTGGTCGAACTGGGCGACGCGTTCGAGTGCGCCCTGGCCCTGCTCGAACGCTGCACGCTGCCGCAGCTCCACGCGCTGAAGCTCCACCACCTGCTCGAAGTGCAGAAGAAGGTGGCGAAGCGCACCGCCGCGGAGTGCAAGGCGAAGGCGGAGGCCGAGGCCGCGGGCGGCGAGGCGTGGGACATGGACGACCGGATCGCGCAGCGCGATCCGGTCGGGCCGCCGGTGCCCGCGGCCGAGACGTTCGACCTGTACGCCGAGGACGACGGCCCGGACCCGGACGAGCCGACGGTGCTCGACGAGAAGTAGCCGACCGCGGCGGCGCACGGAGGGCGACGGCGATGCTGGTACTCGGCGTCCGGGCACGGGAGCGAGTGTACGTTGGCCCCGCGTGCGTGGTGCAGCTCGACTGGTGGTCGCCCGCCGAGGCGACCCTGCGGGTCTGGGAGGGCGGCCGGGAGGCGGTCCACACGCTGCCCCTGCACGGCGCGGTCGAGCTGGCCGGCGGGCGGGTGATGTTCGCCCGGCACCACCCGGGGGACAACAACGTGAAGCTGGCCTTCGACCTGCCCCGGAGCCTGGCGATCAAGCGGCACGGCATGCTGCTGCCGGCCCGGCGGAAGGCGATCTGTGCGGCCGCCGGCGTGGCGGCCTGACCGAGGGACGGAACCCACGAGGCGAGGAGTGTTGCAATGGGCGTCATCGACGCGCGCGAAGTGTCCGGGCCGGCGCCGGCCGTTCAGCCGAGCGGGGCGGCCCCGGCGGCGCCGACCTACACGACCGGGGCCGTGGCGAAGATGTGCGGCATCAGCCAGCAGAGCGTGATCCGCTGCTTCGACGCCGGCCGGCTGGCGGGCTTCCGGGTGCCGGGCTCGAAGTTCCGCCGCGTCACCCGCGCCGGGCTGTTCCGCTTCATGGTCGCCAACGGGATCGACCTGGCCCCGCTCGGCGAGCTGTCGGCCGAGGAGAAGGCGGCCCTCGCCGCGAAGGCCGTCGGCCCGGTGAAGCTCGCCGACCGGCTGGGCGAGGCCGGTGACGTGCTCAGGAGCGCGTGACGCGATCACCGGCGGCCGAATGCCGGCGATGGGACCGGCGGACGTGGCCGCCAACGACCCGCGTGGTCCCGTGCGGGGGTGAGACGGAACGGGGCTCGATCAGAGTGTGACCGCCGCCCTCGTGGGGCGGCCGCCCGGCCGGACGGGCGCGACGCGAGGGTGCAAAAGCGCGATCCGGCAACTTGCGACCGTAGCTCAGCGGAAGAGCGCCGCCTGCCAGCAGGGCGGAGGGCCGAGTTCAATTCTCGGCGGTCGTTCTGGGTTGTTCCTGCGTGTTCCGGTTCCCGTTCCTCAGTTTCGGAGTCTGACCATGTCCTTCGAGGTCAAGAAGGCGAAGCGCCAGCGCCGCCCGCTCAAGATCAGCCTGGAGGGCCTCTCCGGCTCGGGCAAGACGTACACGGCCCTGCGCCTCGCGTTCGCCATGCGGCGCGCGGGGATCGGCAAGCGGATCGTGGTGGCCGACAGCGAGAACGAGTCGGCGGGCCTCTACGACGGCGTCCACATCGACGGCGAGACCTGGCAGTACGAGACGTGCGCCATCCCGCACGACAAGCAGAACCCGGCCGGCTACGCCGAGTGCTACGAGTACCTCGTCGGCCAGGGCTTCGACCTCATCATCTTCGATTCCCTCTCCCACGCCTGGCACGGGGCGATGGAGAAGGTGGACGAGTACGCCCGCGCCAACCGCGGCGACAAGTTCGGCGGGTGGGCGAAGGTCACCCCCGAACAGCGGACCATGCTCACCACGCTCACCGACCTGCGGGCGCACTGTATCGTCACGATGCGGGTGAAGAGCGAGTACGAGCGGACGGTGGACGGCAACGGCCGGGCGCAGATCAAGAAGGTCGGCATGAAGACCGACCAGCGCGACAACACCGAGTACGAGTTCGACTGCGTGCTGCGCCTCGACGCCGGCCACGAGGCGCACGTCGAGAAGGTCCGCGGCTGCTCGGCGATGGACAACAAGAGCTGCACCAAACCCGGCCCGGAGTTCTGGCGGCCGCTGTTCGACTGGTGGCTGTCCGCCGAGCCGGTCGCGGCCCCGCTCTCGCAGGGGGAACTCGGCGACGCCCACGGCAGGGCCATCGACGCCGCGGCCTCGATCGAGGCGCTCAGGGGCGTCATGGAGAAGGTGAACGCCGACGCGAAGGCGGGCCGGCTCACGGCCTTCCAGATCGACCAGCTCGGCAAGCGGAAGGACGCCCGCAAGGCGGCACTGACCGCGGCCGACGCCGAGACGCAGGCGAAGCTCGCCGAACTCCAGCGCATGAGCGCCGACGGCCCGCCGCTCGACGGGGAGGGTGAGCAGCGCGCGGACCCTCCCGCCACGACCCCTTCTGCCCCGTCCACGGCTACGAGTACCGCCGCGCCTGCAAGTTCTGCGGCGACCTCTACGCCGGCGAAGGCTGAGTCCAAGCCCATGCCCGCGGCCGAGCGGCGCACCGAAGCGTCCGCGAGCGGCGCCACCGCGGCGCAGCCCAAACCCAACTTCGCCGGCGGCGACATCGTGAAGCGCATCGTCGGCCTGTTCGGCGACGCCACCGGCCTCGACTGGACTCAGGTCCGCGACGACAAGCTCGACGCCGAGCTGCGGCCGTGCGAGGGCGGCGGGATCGCGAGGCACTGCGGGTTCGTGCCCAGCCCCACGCTGAAGGTGCCGGGGCTGATGCCGTCGGCGGCGCTCAAGCTGTTCGAGGCGCTGACGAAGGTGGCGAACGAGAAGCAGGCCCGGCGCGACAAGCGGGCCGCGAACAAGGCGGCGAAGGAAGGAGCGACGACGTGAGGCGCAAACCCCGCCGGCCCGTCGCCGGCCAGAAGCTCATCACCAACAAGGCCGGCAGCCGGCTCGTGATCGCCAAGCTCGGCTGCGGGCACTACGCCTGCCGGGCCGCCCGCGGCGACCGGGCCGGGCTGCGGCCGGGCGTGAGGCTGTGCTGCCGGGTGTGCCGGCGGGAAGGAGCGGCGGAATGAGGTACTACGTTCCCACCGGCGACGGGAGCTTCCGTCCGTCGCACCTCGTGGAGATGGCGAGCTGGATCGAATCGGCCGGGGCTCGCCGTCCGTTCCACGAGGGCGGCCAGATCGTCGGCCGGACCGAGCTGCCCGGCGGCGTCACGGTTTCCACCGTGTTCCTCGGCATCGACCACAGCTCCCGCGAAGACGGTCGGCCCGTTCTCTTCGAGACGATGATCTTCGGCGGCCCGCACGCGGACTTTCAACAGCGGTACTACACCCTCGCCGAGGCGGAGGCCGGGCACGAGCGGGCGGTGCAACTCGCCGGCAGTGAACCGCCCGGGCCGCGCCCCCTCGAAGCGACCCCGCAGGCCGAGATCGAGGCGCTGCTCGACGCGCTGCGCCCGGTGCTGCTCGACGCGCTGGCCGCCCGCGGCGTCGCCGACCCGATGTTCTTCCTGGTGCTCTTCGACCGCACGGGCCAGGCGTACTACACGGGTCACTGCGCCCCGCGGGCCGCGGTGGCGGCGCTCAAGAACGCGGCGGCGGACCTGGAGAGCCGTGTGGAGGTGCCGCGATGAGCCGTGCGTTCGCCTGCGCCCGCTGTGCGGCCGAAGTCGTCTCCAATCGCCTGCCGCGCGGGTGGAAGGATTACGGCGGCCCCATCTGCGGAGCCTGTCTGGCGGCGGACTACTGCGTGCGGGCGATCTCGCTGCCGGTGGCGCGGGTGGTCGGCCGGCTCGACGCGCGGGGCGACGATGTGGAGTTCACCGAGGGGTTCCTGCGGCACTTCCACCCGGCGTGGCGGGCCGCGACCGACCTCGCCAACTGGGCGATCCGCGAACTGGCCCGCCGGGACGTGCGCCGCACCCCGGAGATGGAAACGCTGCCGAAGTACGACCCGGCCGCCATGTTCGGCACATTCAAGCGCAGGCTCAAGCGCAAGGGCGCCGACCCGAAGGCGCCCCAGGTCGGCACGCTGTACTCCCTGTGGAACGACCAGTCGGTGATGCCGCTGGCGTGGCGGCAACTGTGGGACGGTGCGACGGGCAGCGCGCTGACGGTCCTCACGGCCGTCGAGGACGCCTGGAAGGGGCACAAGAGCTTCGGCCGGCTGGCGGTGCTCTGGCAGGGCAAGGCGCGGCCGATGGTGTTCGGCTACCCGTACCCCTTCCCCATCCGCGCCGGCGACTGGTGGGCGGGCTGGCACGACGACCCCGGCGGGCGCATCCCGCGCGTCGCGGTGCCGCTCCTCGGCGGGCGGTATCTCCTGGAACTGGACCGCTCGCCCGAACTCAAGTGGCAGTTGCGCGACTTCGACGCCCTCGTGACGGGCGCGGCCCGCGGCGCCGACCTCAAGCTCGTACCCGTCTCGCGCGGCGGCCGGGTCGTCGGGGTCAAGGCGATCATCGCGGGGCGATTTCCGCGCACCCCGGCGCCGCAACAGACCGAGCGCGTCGCGACGGTCACGACCGGCGCCGAGAACTTGATTACCGTCGAAGTGCCCGACCGCGACCCGTTCGTCATCTCCGGCGATCAGGTGCGCGGCGCCGTGTACGGTCACACCCGCTGGCTCGCTCGCTACCGCAACGACATGAAGCACGAGAAGCGGTGGCCGGCCCGGAAGCGCCGCCGGATGGTCGCGGGCGGGGCCGCGGCGCACATCGAACGGCAGCACGGGCGGATCGACTCGGAGCTGAAGCAGATCGCCGCGGCGGTCGTCGGGTTCGCCCGGCGGCAGCGGTGCGGGGTACTCGTCTACCGCGACGCGGAGCGATCGTTCGTACCGAGCCTGCCGTGGCACGCGCTGCGAGAGCGGTTGCGGTGTCTGTGCAACGAGGAGGGTTTAGCGTTCCAACACGATGCGTCCGAAGCGGATGCGGGCGAGAGCGAAGCGTAGTACCTCTCGCGTAAACCTACTTGCTGAGGTCACAGCATGTTGCGGCTACTGCAAAGCCGAGGGCGGGTCAGGTCCGGCGCGGGCCGCCGGGTGCCGCTCGCCAGAAGTCCCCAAAACCGTTTCAGGGCGGGCGCTTCCGGCGCGGACCCCTGAACCTCGCGGCCGAACATCGCGAAGGTGCAGGCCAAAGGCTTCCAGTTGCCATTTTCCCATTTCGTCTGGGATGCCTGAACCTCGCGGCCGAACATCGCGAAGGTGCAGGGGGCAGCAGGCTGCGAGCACCAGGGCCCTGCACGGGCTGCCTGAACCTCGCGGCCGAACATCGCGAAGGTGCAGGCACTTGGGGCAGACGCGCGGCTCGTTGTCCTTGTCCCTGAACCTCGCGGCCGAACATCGCGAAGGTGCAGGCAGCAGGTGAAGGAGCACGCGCTCGCCACCTACCCCGCCTGAACCTCGCGGCCGAACATCGCGAAGGTGCAGGTGCTGTCCGAACTGCCGCCACCGGATGTCCGCCGCCCTGAACCTCGCGGCCGAACATCGCGAAGGTGCAGGTGCTGTCCGAACTGCCGCCACCGGATGTCCGCCGCCCTGAACCTCGCGGCCGAACATCGCGAAGGTGCAGGTCGAAGCTGATTCGTGACGACTGAAGCGAAGGGTCCGCATGAACATCATCCGCGACCTCGCGCAGGGAACCGACGCTTGGCGCGCCTGGAGGCAAGCCGGGGTCGGCGGCAGCGACATCGCCGCCGTCGTCGGCCTCGCGCCCTTCGAGGACGCGACCCGCGCGAACGTGCTCCGCGAGAAGATCGGCGCGTGGGAGCGACCGGTCAACGGCGCGATGTACCGCGGCACGGTCCTGGAGCCGCACGCCCGCCACCTGTACACGCTCCGCACGCGGTTCCCGGCCCCGCCGTGCTGCGTCGAGATGCTGGGTTGCCCGTGGGCGCGCGTCAGCCTGGATGGGCTGTGTACGAACGGCGCGGTGCTGCCCGGCGAGCGGCTCGACTGGTTGCTCGAACTGAAGTGCCCGAGCTGGGAGGTGCATTCCGCGGCGCTCGCGGGCGTGGTGCCCGACTACTACGCGGCGCAGGTCCAGTGGCAGCTCCTGGTGTGCGGCCTGAGTCGCGCCGACTTCGCCACGTTCAACCCCTCGAAACGCTTCACGCCGGCGGGCGCGGTCGCGTGGGAGGAGTGGCGGGCGCTGCCGGAGCGGTCGCGGCCCGAGGCGCCGGCCGACTGGCTGGCGGTGGTGCCGGTCGCGGCCGACCCGGACCAGCAGGCGTGGCTCTACACCGAGGCGGCGCGGTTCTGGTTCGAGGTGCTCGAAGCCCGCGAGGCGCTCGCGGCGGAAGCGGCGAAGGCCGCTCCGGCGGCCGACGAGCGGTTCGCGGCGGAGGTGATCTGATGGACGCACACCCGGTGCTCTGCGTCCGCGTGAAGGACGCTCCGGCCGACATGCCGCCCCCGCCCGGCTCGAAGACGCTCCGCTGCTCCTGCTGCCGGGTGAAGGTGATCGCCTCGCCCGCGACCGCCAGGCACGTCGCCGACGGCCTCCTGCGGCCGGTGTGCCAGGGCTGCGCCCCGACGGGCCGGCTGCCGGCGATGACCGCCGAGCAGGCGAAGGAGCTGGTGAGCTGGCTGGGGCAGAGCCCGGAGGCGAACTGAGGAGCGGGCATGGACGCGGCGACGGTCGAAACCGCGAAGGGGATGGGCTGGCCGTGGGACGCGTACGCCGAGGCGGTGTACGCCCGGATCGAGGCCGAGCGCGCCGCCGAGCTGGCCTTCGGCGCCGGCGACCCCGACGACCGGGCGCGGGCGGCCTTCGATCTCGAGGAGGCCCTCGGCCGCGAGCGGACGCTGCGGGGCGACCTGGCCGACGTGTTCCTGCTCCTACTGCGGAGCGCGGTGGCCGAGCGGCCGGGGGCGCTCTTCGGCCAGGTGCAGGCCGCGGCCGACGAGGTGATGTGGAAGGACGTCCTGACGTGGCTCGTCAGCTCGAAACCCGGCGGGGCCGAGCAGTGGCTGGCGATGAGCCGGCGGGTGGCCGCGGCCGAGGACGAGGCGAAGCGGGCGCGAGCGGAAACGTGGCGGCTGGCAAACGCGCTGGCCGCACTGGAACAGCGGATGGCCGAGACGGAGCGACCGACCGATGCCGCCCGGAACAACGACAGCGAGGGCGAAGCAGCTATTGGGGGGCGGACCGGGGCGTCCGACGGAGACGAACGGCAAGCCGGCTGAGACGCCGCCCTGGCGCAAGGCGCAGGCGGCCGACGGCTCGCCGGGGCCGGGCCTGTCGGCAGCCGACCTGGTCGCCACCGACTTCCCCCCGCCGCGGTTCGCTATCGACGGCCTGCTCCCCGAGGGGCTGACCGTGCTCGGCGGGCGACCCAAGCAGGGCAAGAGTTGGCTGTCGCTGCTCATCGGCTGGGCGGTCGCGGGCGAGCACGACCTCGACGGCCGGACGGCGACGCCGGGGGCGGTGATCTACCTGGCGATGGAGGACACCCGGCCGCGGCTGAAGTCTCGCCTCCTCACGCTCTCGCAGGGGCTCGGCTGGGTGCCGCCGGCGGGGCTGACGCTGCACACCCGCTGGCCGCGGGCCACCGAGGAGCAGCGGGGGCTGTACTACCTCGCCGAGTGGCTCGAAGCGAACAGGGCGGCGCCGGCGCGGCTGGTGATCGTGGACACGCTGGCGAAGTTCCGGCAGCCGCCGAAGGGCGCCGGGAACAGCTACCAGGAGGACTACGAGGCGGTGGGCGGGCTGAAGGAGTTGCTCGACTACTACGGGGCGTCGGGGCTGCTCATCCACCACACGCGGAAGCTGAGGGCGGAAGACCCGTTCGACGAGCTGTCGGGCACCCTCGGCATCAGCGGCGCGGCCGACACGCTGTGGGTGCTCGACCGTGAGCGGGGCAGCGACACGGCCAAGCTGTTCATGACCGGCCGCGACCTCGCCGACCAGACCGTCCCGCTCACCTTCCAGAAGGAGTGCTGTCGCTGGGTGCTGGGGCCGGCGCAGGACGGGATCGACACCAGCGGGCGCGAGGCGGGTAAGTCGCCGGCCGCGTCGAAGCTCGACCAGTGCAAGGCGTGGCTGCTCGGATTCCTGAAGGAGTACGCCTACCCCTCGGCCGAGATCGAGGAGGCGGGCCGGCAGGCACAGTTCGCACCCTCGACGATCCGGGACGCGAAGGCCGCCCTCGGCAAGAACGGCACCGGCCAGATCGTGAACCGCAACTTCGGCGGCGACAAGGACAACGACTGGTGGAGCGGAATCGGCCCCCCGATGCACTGGAAGCGCCGGCCGGTCACGATCTCGGAATAGCGACCGAGGGACCGAAACACCGAAGGACCGAAACACCGAACCCGCGGACCTTCGGCCGAAACACCGACCGGGGCGAGACACCGACCGGCCTAGTAATCCCGGTCAATATGCACGGACTCTCGGTGTTTCGGTGTCTCGGTTTCAACCGCGAATGGAGTGACACGATGGCCGAAACCTCTGCGGAACCTGATCTGTTCGACCGCGTCTGGGCGGCCCTAGCCGCCCGCTCCCACTGCGACGGCCTCGGCGGCGCCGAGTGCACGCGGGTGCGGCAGGAGTGGGAGGACGCCGGGCGCCCGCAGCGGATCGCCAGCTACATCCGCTGGCGCGCGAACATCGGACCCATGCCCGAGAACGACAAGGGGGAGACCTGGTAATGCCGACGACCTTTTCGCTCGCCGACCCCGACGTGCTCACCCTCCTCGCGCGCGTCATGGCCCGCTACCACCCGCGGCTCCGTGCCGCCGAGGTGCGCGTCGGCGTGCTTCTGGCGCGCAACCCGGACGGCCCGGCGCTCAAAAGCGCAACGGGTACGAGGTGCTGGCGCACATCCGGCCGGTGCCGCTCAAGGACCGCCTCACGAAGGAGTACGACGCCGAGCTGGTGATCGACGGGGCCGAGTACGAGCAGCTCCGGCCGGGCCAGCGGGAGGCCCTGCTCGACCACATGCTCTCGGGCATCGACACGGTGGACCGCGGCGAGGACGACCCCGACGAGGACCAGGGGGAAGGTGCGAGCAAGGTGACGTGGCGCGTCGATGATCTCGGCCGGCCGAAGCTCAAGACCGTGATCGGCGACTGGCACGCCGGCCCCGGCTACGCCGAGGTGGTGGCCCGCCACGGCACCGACGCCATCGAGTACGAGCTGCTCTCGCGGTGCAAGGCCCGCGCGGACGCGGCCCGGCGCGAGGGCCAGCAGAAGGAGTGAGCATGGCGACGCGAACCGAGAAGCTGCCGAAGGGCTGGACCTGGGACGAGTGGCAGGAGCGCCGCACCGCGCTCGCCAAGCTCCCGCCGGCCGTGCGGCGCCTGCTGGCCTTCGAGTGGGCGCGCCGGGCCGTCGAGGACGCCTGGCGCGTGCTGCCGATCTTCGAGGCCAGGTTTCCGAAAGACCTCCGGCCGCGCGAAGCCATCGAAGCGGCCGAGAAGGTGATTACGGCGTTCGCGGCGGACGCGGCGTACGCGGCGGACGCGGCGGACGCGGCGTACGCGGCGGACGCGGCGGCGTACGCGGCGAACGCGGCGTTCGCGGCGAACGCGGCGGACGCGGCGGACGCGGCGGCGAACGCGGCGGACGCGGCGTTCGCGGCGAACGCGGCGGCGTACGCGGCGGACGCGGCGAACGCGGCGTTCGCGGCGAACGCGGCGGCGGACGCGGCGTACGCGGCGGACGCGGCGGCGGACGCGGCGGCGGACGCGGCGTACGCGGCGGACGCGGCGGCGGACGCGGCGGCGAACGCGGCGTACGCGGCGGACGCGGCGGCGGACGCGGCGGCGAACGCGGCGGCGTACGCGGCGAACGCGGCGGACGCGGCGTTCGCGGCGAACGCGGCGGCGTACGCGGCGAACGCGGCGTTCGCGGCGAACGCGGCGGCGTACGCGGCGAACGCGGCGTTCGCGGCGAACGCGGCGGACGCGGCGGACGCGGCGTACGTTCAAAAGCAGCGCTGGCGGTGGCTCTACGCCACCTACCGGCACGCATGCGGCCCGCGGGACTTGCAGTTCGATCCGGCCTGGCGGACCACCACGGCCGTGGCGCTGGCCCGCGGCATCGTCGCCGAGCGCGCCTTCGACCGGATGCCGATCCTCGCCGACGCGCTCCAGGACGCCGGCTGCGACCACCCGGAGCTGATCGCTCACCTGCAGCAGGACGCCGAGGAGTGGACCGCCGCGGACTGGGCGCTGTGGCAGTTGCTCGAAGTGGACCGACGGGAGTGAGCCCGTGCCCGACGCCGACGGACCGGCGACCCCCGCGGTGCGGACGCCCGCACCTGCCCCCGCGGGCTACGAGTTGCGGTATCGCTCCAGCGCGAAGGGCTCGCGGTGGAAGCGGGTGGCGGCGGTGGCGAGCTACGCCGAGGCCGTGGCCCTGATCGACGCGGGCGGCAACTGGTGGATCGCGGACGTGCGGAACGGAACCGACGGTGAACAAGCGGAGGAGTGACCCGATGGCCGACGACCGCGTTCCCCCGACCGTGCCCGTTCACATCGACGCGACGCCGACGCTCGTGATGGCCGAGTGCGCCCGCTGCGGCAGGAAGGCCGAGTGCGCGGTGGACGACGCCGACGGCGGCCCGGCGACGCGCCGGAAGGTCGCAGTGGCGGCCGCGCTCGCGAGCCTGCGCGAGCAGTGCGAGCTGCGGCTGCCGTGGGGGCCGGTGCCGCCGCACGTCGAGCGGCGCGTCCCGCGGGGCCTCAACGTCTTCGCCGAGGACCTGCACGGCACGCTGTGGCCCTTGAGCGTCAACGACAAGGGCAAGCTCGAAACGGTCGCCGGCGGGTGCGCCCTGACGGCGCTCGTGAAGGTGGTGCCGGAGCGCGCCTCCGAGAAGCTCGCCGAGGCCGCGACCGAGTACGCGAGGGAGCTGGTGCGCCGCGGCTACCGGCACGCGGTCGCGGAGGCGGCGGGGTACGCGGGCCGGGCGACGGTGGAGGCCAAGTCGTGACGCTGTTCGCCGAGATGAACTGGCCAGAAGCGGCCGTCGCCTGCACGGCGATTGCGGCCTTCGCCTTTATCGTCTACGCCTGGTGGCGGTGGGGGCCGGAACTGTGACCTACCTCGAAGCCGACGCCGTGCTCTCGCCCTGCGGCCTGTACCGCTACCTCCTCACCCGGACGTGGAACCCGGACCGGGGCGCGGTCGCGTTCGTGATGCTCAACCCCTCGACCGCCGACCACCGGGCCGACGACCCGACCATCCGCCGGTGCGTGGCGTTCGCGGACGCCTGGGGCTACGGCCGGCTCGTGGTGGTCAACCTGTTCGCTCTCCGGGCCACCGACCCCTCGGAGCTGCGGCGCTCGGCCGACCCGATCGGGCCGGACAACGACTACCACATCGCGGGACAGTGCGCCGGCCGGACGGTCGTCGCGGCCTGGGGCGGCGTGGCCTCGAAGTGGCCTCACCCGAAGTGGGCCGAGCGCGCCCGCGCCGTGCGGAAGCTGATCGGCTCGACGGCGTGCGTCGAGCACCTGGGACTTACCGCCGACGGCTGCCCGAAGCACCCCCTGGCCCGCGGCAAACACCGCGTCCCCGACGGTGTGAAACCGCAACCGTTCCCCCCTCCAGCCGGAGCGACCTGACATGCCGACCGCGACCAGGACCGCGAAGCCCAAAGCCAAGTCCGCCGCCAAGCCGAAGCCCGGTGCGAACGCCCGCACCCCGGCCGGGCCGCCCGTCTCCGCGGGCGTGCCGGCCACCTCCGGCCCGGACAGCGGCGCCGACGTGGCGCTCGCGTCGATCCGCGTCTGCCCGTTCAACCTGCGCCGCCGCTTCGACGACGCCGACATCGCCGGGCTGGCGGAGTCGATTCGCGCCGACCGGCTGCAGCAGCCTCTCGAGGTGCGGCCCGTCGGCACAGACGAGGCCCCGGTCTGGGACGACAAGGGCCGGCGGTGGGAGGGCGTCGATCACTTCCAACTGACCGACGGCGAGCGGCGCTTGCGCGCCCTGCACTACATCTGCGAGCACTACCCCGAGGAGGCGCACGCCTGCGAGAAGGTCCAGGTGATCATCCGGCCGCTCTCCGACGAGAAGGTGCGGGAGCGAATGCTCGTCAGCCGCGAGCAGAGCCGGCCGCTGTCGGTGTCGGAGCTGGTCGCGGGTTACGTCCAGGTGCGCGCCGGCCTGCCCGACGACAAGGCGCTCGCCGCCCTCGTGGGTGCGGAGTCGGTCGGGCAGGTGCGGAGCGTTTTGCGGCTGGCGAAGCTGCCGCCGTGGGTGATGCCGGCCCTCGACGCCGGCGTGCTGCCGCGGGCGACGGCGGAGGTGGTGGCCCGCGTGCCCGGCGAGGAGGCGCGGAAGGTCGCGGCGGCGTGCGTGCTCCAGGGCGTGCTGAACCCGGAGCACCTCGTCGGCACGCCGGACCGCCCGAACCTGACCCGCGACCACCTCGACCCGCTCTCCTACCGCGACGCCAAAGACCTGATCCGCAACCACTTCACCGTCGAATTGAAGGGCGCCCCCTTCGACCGCAAGGCGCTCGACCTCGTCCCCGAAGCCGGAAGCTGCGAGGCGTGCCCGAAGCGCGCCGGCAACGACGCCGAGGCGACCGCGGAGGGGACGCGGGCCGACGTGTGCCTCGACCCGGACTGCTACCGGCAGAAGGTCGCGGCGCACGACGCGCGCGAACTGAAGAAGGGAACGGTGAAGGGGGCGCTACCGCCCCCAGAAGAATTCGCGTGGCCGCCGTATTCCGAGACGAGCCCGCCGCGGGGCTGGTGCGACGTCAAGCAGCCGGCGGGCCTGTCGGAGCTGGCCGAGAACTTCGGCGGCTCCAAGAAGCGGGAGGAGGTTCTGCTCCACCTGCTCGGCACCGCGGACGTCAGTTCGGCGGCAGTGGACGTGTACGCGGTGCTCGACCACAAGCACAAGCTCCGCCTCGTCGCGAAGACGGGCGAGCTGCGAAAGGCGCTGCGGGACAACGGGACGCTCAAGAAACCGGAGCGGCCGAAGGGCGAGAGGCCGGCGGCGCGAACCGAGAAGGCACCCGCCGGCGCGAAGGGCAAGGACGGCAAGCCGGTCACCGTCGGCGAGTGGGAGGTGGACGAGAAGGCGACCAAGCTCGCGGCGACCGTCCTCCGCGAGTACACGGAGGACCAGTGCTCGGCCCTGGACGAGCACGAAGACGCCCACGAGGAGGGGCCGATCCGCGGTGCTCTCGAACTGGCGCTGCGGGCGTACTGCTACGACGCGGTGATGCAACACGGCGAAGCCTGCTCGCAACTCATGGAGGAGCGGTTCGGCGACCGGGTCGGCAAGCGGTCGGCCATCGGCGAGCGGATCGACGCGGCCCTCGCCGGGATGAAGCCGTCGCAGATGGTCGGCCTCATGGTCGAACTGGCGACGACGATGGAGTTACAGTTCGACGGCCCCACCCGCACCACCGGCAAGGCGCTCCTGGCATTCGCCGAGCTGGATTGGGACACCCTCCGGGAGCAGGCCCGGCGCGTGCTCTCCGGCGGCGAGTCGGCCGAGGAGAAGGTCGCGAAGGCCGAAGCCGCGAAGGCGGCCGACGGGCCGGCGTGCGTCGAGGTGCGCCGCTGCCGGGTGTGCGGCTGCACCGACGACAACTGCGCGAAGTGCGTCGCCAAGATCGGGATGCCGTGCGAGTGGGTCAACGACGAGGAAGACCTCTGTAGCGCGTGCGTGCCCATCGCCGCCTTCGAGGGCGAGTACATCGGCGACCTCGGCGTCGAGCTGGCCGACTTCGAGAAGGCCCGCCTGCCGCTGGAGAAGCTTACCGACAAGCTCAAGGAGCCGGTATCGGTCAGGCCCATCACCCTCGACGGGACGCCCTACGTCAGCACCGGCGGCTCGATGCAGTACGGGCATTCGGGCATGGACTTCGCGCCGCTCTACCAGCCGACGCGGTTCAAGGAGAAGTTCCCCGACCGCACGCGGTCGCTCAAGCCGCAGTTCAAGCCGACCATGACCGACGAGGAGCGGGCCAACGCGTACTTCGGGCTGCGGGTCCGGGTCGGCAAGCAGGAGTACGTGCTCGGCCCGGCGAGCGAGGAGCGGAAGCTGACCACGAAGGAACCCGACCGCGCCGCCAAGCCGGCGACCGACGGCGTCTACACCCCGCTCGCCGCGGTGCCGAACTTCCCCGCGAAGGCGGCCGCGCACCTCGACACCAAGTTCTCCCCGGCCCCGGCGACCGTCGCGGACATCGACGACCAGCTCGCCCACCTGCGCGACAAGCGGGGTCGCGAGAACGCCACCGTCTACGACGTGCTCCGCGACCTCGGCACGCCCGAAGACGTCGTGCTCAAGGCCGGCGACGCCCTCATCGACTTCCGGCCCGAAGCCGACCGGGCCGCGGCCAACGGCAAGCCGGCCGGCAAGAAGGCCGCCGCGAAGAAGTGACCCCGCACCGCACCGACTCGGAGGACGCGCCCTATGAGCGCCGACGACCCGATTGACGAGGCGAAGGACCGCGAAACCTTCGCGTGGCTCTACCGCAACTGCATCCTGCCAATGGCCCGCCTGACCGTCCGCACGCTGCTCGCGGGCAACGACACCGGCTGCTTCACGACGGAGCAGTACCGCGTGGCCTACAACCGTGTCGTCTCGGAGCGGCTGAAGGCGACCGACAAGCTGCTGATGGATGCCGTCGTAGCTCGGCGGCACCTCACGGACAGCGGTCTGGTGCGGGAGGCAGAGCCGGACGTGTGGGCCGCAAAGTGACCCGCACCGACACCCAGGAAGGAGCATCGCCCGTGTCCAGCATCCTCGACAACCGCCACGACATCTTCAGCCTCGCCGGCGACGGCCGGCAGGCGCAGCTCACGTTCCCGCCGGACCTGACGGCCGACGAGGCCGACGAGGTGTGCCAGTGGCTGTTCCTGGTCGGCCGCAAGCTGAAGCGGGCCGCGGAGGCGGGGCGCGGAACCGTGTTCGCCGCCAAGCTGTCCGAGGGGGACGCCGAAGCGCTGGCCGCCGAACTGGCGAAGCGGCCCGTCCGGCGCGGCGAGTGGAAGGCGCTCCCCGACGGCGTGACGACCATTCCCGACCCGACCGAGGACGACGCGCCCTCCGGCATCGAGCCACCGGCCGCGATCCCCGCCGTGCCGGAGCCGCAGCCCGACCCGGACGCGGAGCCCGAGCCGCAGCCGGAGCCGCCGCAACCGATGGCCGAGGCGCCGGTCGCGAAGGGGGAACCGGACCGGCCTCAGCGCGAGGCCCGCGACAAGCGGCTGCGAATCGCCCGCTACCTGGCGAACGGGCCGCAGTCCTCGACACAGATCGCCAACGCGCTCGACATCCCGGTAATGACGCTGGTGAGCCGGGGCGGGCTGCTCGGCTGCGACTGGTTCGAGATGATCGGCCGCGGCGGCGCCACCAAGCGCGGGCTCACCGACGCCGGCCGACAGGCGCTGCGCGAGGAGGGGTACATCGTGCCGACCGCGGCCGAGGCCGAAGCTCACCGGGCGGAAACTAGTCCACCCGAACCGGCAACAAATCCCGGCGATCCGGCAACGACCGGCCCGATTCCGGAAACTGTTGCCGAAACTGGTCCACCCCCGGAGCCGCCCGCGAGGCCCCGTCCCGCCAACGCCGGCCGCTTCGACGCGGTGCCGTCGGAGAAGGCCCAGCGCGCCCGGGCGCAGGCGTGCCTCATCGCCGAGACGCTCGCGGACAGCCCCGTGCCGATGACGGCCGAGGCGATCGCGCGGGAGAGCGGGCTGCCGCCGGAGGCGGTGGACAAGCGGCTGAAGAAGCACGGCCCCGACGCGTTCAACCAGAGCGTGCTGCGGTACTTCCTCAAGCAGGGCGACCTGTGGTCGCTCACGGACGCGGGCAAGGAGCTGGCGAAGCAGGCGGCGGGCGTGTCGGCGTGACGCGAAGCAACGGAGGCGGAGCGATGGACTGGTACGTGACCGAGGGCGGCGGCGAGGCCCGCAGCGTGTGCGGGCGGTTCGTGGTGTACGCGATCCCCGAAGGGTACGTCGCCCTCGACCGCGCGGCGGGGCCGGCGGCGGGGCTCAGCGACCCGTTCCCGACGCTCGACGGGGCGCAGGGTTGGGCGGCGGGGCGGGCGAAGGAGGGCTGTGCGGCGTGACCACCGAGGACGACTCCAGGGCCGCCGGCAGGTACGAGGTGTACCGCGTCCTGGTCGGCCGAGGACTGGTCGATTACTGCGGCGTCGTGACGGCCGACAGCCCGAGTGCGGCGGAGGCCGAGGCGCAGCGGCTGTACCCGTTCGACCCGGCGCGGGAGCGACTCGACGTCGTGGAGGCCCAATGACCACCGAGGACGACTTCCAGGCCGCGCTCGACGCCGACCCGGCCGACTGGCAAACGCGGCTCGTGTTCGCCGACTGGTTGGAGGAGCGCGGCGACGTGCGCGCGGAGGGATACCGCGCGCTGGGGGTGTTGAGAAAGTGCCCACAACGGGACCACGCCACGGGCGCTTGGAGATGGCTGGGTTCGGGTGAACAGAGTGACCGCCACTACCTCGGTGCGGACTGGCACGACGCGCTAAAGCGGTTGGGCTGGGGGTGGTGTCTGGACGGAAGCATCGGATGGGCGGCTGTGGGCGACTCGATGTACCACCGCAGAACAGCCGACGACGAAGCCGCAATCGCCTTCTCCAAGCTCTCGCCCGAACGCCGTGCCGAACTCCTGGGGCTTCTCACGGAGGCGCACCCGTGCGACTGACCGCACAGCAGAAAACCGACATCGCGGCGCTCGACCGCGTTCAGACCCAGGGCGGCGCTCGGCGCGTCGTCAAACGCGCCCGCTTCCGGCGGCTCAACGCCCGCCGCGCCGAACTCATCCGGCAGGACACGCCGGGCACGGACCCCGAATTGGCGGAGCTTCAGCGAGTGTGCCTGCGAATCGTTGACCTCGCCCACCCGTTGCCGCCCGCGCCCGACCTGAGTGCCCTGGAACAGCGTCTCCAACAGGAGAGCGCCCGATGCGAGTGAGACTGCTGTTCGCTTGGTACGACCTGTGGGTGGGCGTCTTTTACGACCGCGCCAAGCGCCGCCTGTACGTCCTGCCCGTCCCGTGCTGCGGGCTGGTCATCGACTTCGGAGGTGCCCCGTGACCGGCGACATCCCCATCGGGTCGCGGTGGCGCGAGACGGACACGAACCGCGTCATCGTCATCGTCGGACCCGGACCCGATTCGCCGTGGTGGCACTACGAAGACGACCCGAAGCGGGAACTCTGTTACTGCTGCGTCGAGGACTTCTACCTGTGGAACCGGTTCGTGAGGCTGACATGACCGACCCGAAGCGACCGCGCCTCTTCCTCCGCAACCCGGAGAGCGGCGAACCGTGGCAGTGCTGCGGCGCGATTCCGGCACCGGGCGCCCCGGTGTCCGAGTGGCAGCACCTCTCGAACGTGTTGGGCGGGTTCCTCACGGGCGAGATCGGCAACGACTTCGGCGGTCAGGAGGGCGACCACTTCACCGTCGAGGTGAAGCGCGTTGAGATGACCGACGCCGAGGTGGCGGCGCTGCCGGAGATGTGACATGACCGACCGCGCTACACTCCTCGCGCACTGCCTCGCCCAGCCGGCGGACGACACCGCGCGCCTGGTCTACGCCGACCACCTGCGCGAGAGCGACACCCCCGCCGTGCGACAGCTCGGCCGCTTCGTGTGGGCCGGCGTGACGCTCAGCCGCTTCCGCGGCACGGAGCCGGTGACCGACGGCATGTTCTTCGACGCCGCCCGCGACCTGGAGGAGACGGGGCCGCGGGCGCTCGCGGCCCAGCTCAAGGCGGTGCTCGGCTGGGAGTGGGAGCGGGTCGCGTGGGACCAGGACGCCTACAAGCCCGACCGGCTCACGGCGGCGCACATGCCCGATTGGGTCGGCGGCAAGAGCCTGCTGCCGCGCCACACGGTCGGCCCGCGGGCCGTGTACGAGCGCGGCATGCTCTGCGGTCTGCGGCTGACCTTCGCCGAGTGGCGCCGCGTCGGGGCGGCGGTGCTCGCGGTGTGCCCGCTGGAGCGGATCGAGGTGCTCGACGTGCCGGGGCTCGTGCTCACGATCGCGGGGCCGGACGCGCCGGGCTGGCGGCTGGCGGGCGACCTGGAGTTGCCCTCGCGCAACGCCGCGCTCGTCGCCGGGGTCGCGGGCCGGCCCACGCAGCCCACGCGGCTCACGGCGATCAGCCCGACCGCCGCCGAGCGGCCCGACGGGCTCTCCCGCGAGGAGCTGTGCGGCGACGCCCGCCTCTTGCCGGCGCTGTCGCTCTCCGTCGCGCTCGACCTGCAGCGCCGCGCCGGCGACCGCTGGCCGGGGCCGGAGGAACTGCTCGGTGGGGAGATCGAGGGCCAGCAGATATGAGCGACATCGAAGCGTTCGTCGCGCGGCACTTCCACGGCTGCACGTCCTGGGAAGTGCTTGAGTACCGGGCCGACGGCAGGGTGGTACTCAAGGTGAATTGGCCGAAGGGGTCGTGGAAGTACCTCGTGCAGCTCGACGGTGCGCCGCCCGACAGCGGGGAGGCGGACACGCCGCACATCGTGGAGGGGAGCTGAGATGCCGGTGCCGTTCTACGAGCCGATCGAGTGCCACGACTACACGCGACCGTCGCTGGGGCCGGGGGAGCAGGCCGGGATCGAAGACGAGGTCACGAAGCTGGAGACGGAGATCGAGGGGTTGAAGAAAGAGGTCGAACGACTGGAGAGCAAGAGGCCATGAGCACCGTACCCGTCACGAACGAAGACTTCACGGTCGAGGCCACTGTCGCGCGGCTGAAGAAGCTGCTCGAAGCCCCGCCGCTCACCCTGTCGGTCAAGGGCGGCGGCCTGCCCGACCCGGACGGCCAGCACATCGTTCTGGACCACGCTCTGCTCATCGAGCGGGCCGAGGTCGAACACGTCGTCTGGCAGTTCGAGCGGATCATGCGCCTGAGCCGCGAGGAGCCGCACATGGTCCCGGCGGACCAACCGCCGGCCGGCTGACCCGCGGCCCCACGTCTCGACCCCGAAGCCGGCCCGCCCCGCGCGGCGCCGGCTCGCGGCGTTTCGCGCCGGCAACCCCCGTCATTACGAAGGCGGTTGGTTTCACGCGCGGCGAAGCTGCCAGAAAGGCAGCCTCCGGGCGGGGGCGGGATTGCGCAGCTTGCCTAAAGGGAACGGTCGGTAGCGGGACGAGCCCGGTAGGCCCCTAAGACAATATCCTCCTCGTACTCTCCTCCTTGTCCTTATCCCCTTAGAAGACACCGGGGGTGTACCTATACCCCTCCTCCCGCATTAGCGGTCCGCCGCCAAGCGACCCGGCCGCACGCCGCCGGTAGCCTCAAGTGCATGGCGAAGGCGAAGCAAGCGAAGCGTGCGGCGAAGAAACCGGCCCCTCAGCCCTTGCGGCTCGAATACCGCAGGCCCTCGGAGCTGGCCGACAACCCCGCGAACTGGAAGACGCATCCGCAGAAGCAGCTCGACGCCCTGGCGGACGTGATCGCCGAGGTCGGCTGGGCCGGCGTGCTGCTTCTCAATGAAGCGACGGGCCGGCTCGTGGACGGTCACGCCCGGAAAAAGCTCGCGGCCAAGAGCGACGCACCGGTGCCGGTCGTGATCGGGAGCTGGACCGAGGAGCAGGAGCGCCTCATCCTCGCGACACTCGATCCGATCGGGGCTTTGGCCGAGGCCGATTCCGCGGCCCTGGCGTCGCTCCTGGCGGGCGTCAGCACCGACAGCGGCCCCATCAACGAACTGCTCGAGTCGCTCGCCACGGCCGCGGGTATTGCGCCGGAAGGGGCGACGGCCGGCGGCGGGGGCGACGACTTCGACGCGACGCCGGAGGAGGGGCCGACGCGCACGAAGCCGGGCGAGCTGTGGGTGATCGGCGGGAAGCACCGGCTCCTGGTCGGCGACTGCACGGTGAAGGGGAACGTGGCGCGGCTGTTCGCGGGCGCGAAGCCGTTCCTGATGGTGACGGACCCGCCGTACGGCGTGGAGTATGACCCGGAGTGGCGGCAGGACGCACTCGGCCCAAACGCCGAGCGGCGTTTGGGCCGAGTCGCCAACGACGAACGCGCCGACTGGACCGACGCGTGGAAGCTCTTCCCCGGCGACGTGGTGTACTGCTGGCATGCCGGTCGGCATGCCAGCAGCGTGCAGGCGTCGCTCGAGGCGGCCGGGTTCGAGATCCGGCTGCAGGTCGTGTGGGCGAAGGACGGCCACGTGATCAGCCGCGGCCACTACCACTGGCAGCACGAGCCGTGTTGGTACGCCGTGCGGAAGGGCTCGACGGCCCGCTGGTGCGGCGACCGGAGCCAGACGTCGCTGTGGAAGATCCCGAAGAAGGACGACTCCTTCGACAGCGACCACGGCACCCAGAAGCCGATCGAGTGCATGGCCCGGCCGATCCGCAACCACGGCGCCGAGGGCGACGTCGTGTACGACCCGTTCCTCGGCAGCGGCACCACGCTGATCGCGGGACACCGGCTGAACCGAACCGTGTACGGCTGCGAACTGGATTGTCGATGGGCGGATACCATCCTGCGCCGAGCCGAGGCCGAGGGCCTGTCCTGTGAGCGCGAAGCGTAAGAAGCCCGTCGCGAAGCGGCCGGCCGCGGCGAAGAAAGCTCCGCCGGCGCCGGCGGCCGAACCGGACAAACCAGCGCGCCCCCCGGCCCCGGTTCAGGTCCGCCCCCTGTCCGTCGCGGCGCTGCGCGAGGCGATCCCGAAGTACGCCGGCAACCTCGCCGCGGTGGCCCGCTCCTTCGGCGTGACCCGCGGCTCCGTCTGGGGCTACGTCGAGGCCCACGACGAGCTGAAGGCCGTGGTCAAGGACGCCCGCGAGACGCGCCTGGACAACGCCGAGAGTTCGCTCGACCGCGCGGTCTTGGCCGGCGAGGGGTGGGCGGTGACGCTCATCTTGAAGACGCTCGGCAAGGATCGCGGGTACGTGGAGAAGCAGCAGCACGAGCACACCGGCAAGAACGGCGGCCCCATCCAGTACGCCGACGCGACCGATGACGACCTCGACGCCGAAATCCGACGCCTCCAGGGCGTCTAAGCTCGCGCTGCGGGCGGTGCTGCACGAGCGGGCCGTCCGCCGCTCGCGCGAGCACCTGTACTCGTTCGCCAAGTTCACCGCCCCGGCCGACTACGACTGGTGGAAGCACCACGAGCTCTTGTACCGCTACATCGACGACTTCGCCCGCGGCCGGCGCAAGCGCGTCATCGTCGAGATGCCGCCCCGGCACGGCAAGAGCGAGGCGACCTCGCGCCGGCTGCCGGCGTACCTGTTCGGCAAGGTGCCGAAGGCCCGCGTCGTCCTGGCCTGTCACACGGCGGACCTGGCCAACGAGATGAGCCGCGACGTGCGGACGATCCTCGACGGCGACCGCTACCGCGAGGTGTTCCCGGCCGCCGGCCTCACCCTCGGCAGGCGGGACCGCGACCGGGCGGACCTGTTCGACGTCGCCGGCGGCGGCAGCTTCAAGGCGGTCGGCATCGGCGGCGGCCTGTCCGGCCGCGGCTTCACCCACGGCGTCATCGACGACTACTGCAAGGACCGCGAGGAGGCGAACTCCCCCGCGCACCGCGAGCGGGTGTGGCGGTGGTACACGTCCGTCTTCCACACGCGGCAGGCCAAAGGGGCCGGTATCCTCATCACCGCGACCCGCTGGCACGAGGACGACCTGATCGGCCGGCTGAAGCGCAAGGTCGCCGCCGGCGAGAGCGAGCCGTTCGACGTGCTCACCCTGCCGGCCCTCGCCACCGACGCCCCGCACCCCGAGGACTGGCGGCTGCCCGGCGAGTCGCTCTGGCCGTGGTTCCGCACGGCCGAGGAGTGGGAGCAGAGGCGCAAGCTCGAGCCGCGCGACTTCTACGCCCTCGACCAGCAGGATCCGCGCGCCGAGGGCGGCACCGAGTGGGACGCGGCGTGCTTCCCCAACTCGATCTGGTTCGACGACTGGCCGCCGGCCGATGACCTCCAGCTCCTCGTGATCGCGCTCGACCCGTCGAAGGGCAAGGATGCCGCCCACGGCGACTACTCGGCGCTCGTGGCCCTGGCCCGCGACCGCGCCGGCGGGCTGTGGGTGGAGGCGGACCTCGCCCGCCGGCCGACGCCGCGGATCGTGACCGACGGCATCGAGTTCGCCCGGCGGGTGCAGGAGGAGACGGGCCTCGACCTCGAGGGCTTCGGGTGCGAGAGCGACCAGTTCCAGGAACTGCTCGCCGACGAGTTCGTGCGGCAGACGCGGGCCGCCGGCTTCGCCCTGCCGATGTACAAGATGCTCACCGGCAACGTGCCGAAGGAGGTGCGCATCCGCCGGCTCTCGGCCGACGTCACCCGCAAGAACATCCGCTTCCGCGCGACGCCCGGAACGCGTATGCTGGTGCGCCAACTCCAGGAGTTCCCGGTGGCCGATTTCGACGACGGCCCCGACGCGCTGGAGTACGCCCGGCGGCTGGCCGTGCGGCTGTGGAACGGCAAACACCCGGCGAGGAAGTGACGATGGCCGCAGGCGACTGGATCCCCGTCCGCGTCACGGGCCGGCCCGACGACGAGTGGTGCGTCATGGGCCTGCGGACGAATGCCGCCTTCGGCCCCGTCGGCACCGCGGCGCAGGCCCGCGCGGAGTGCGAGAAGCTGAACGCCTGCGCCGCGCCGCGGGAGCTGCCGCGCGTCCCCGGCACCACGCCCGACGAACGCGCTGCCGCGGCGGCACAGCGGGCCGCGGATCGCGTCGTCGCGGCGATCATGGCGGAGGCCGCCGCGTCCGGGGTGCCGGACGGGCCGGCGACCTACAACACCGCCGGCACCACCACGACCACCGCCGAGGCGCCCGACCTGGACGAGCTGCTCCAGACCGTGCGGCAGTTCCGGGTCGAGCAGGCGCGCATCGACGCCGGCATGGCGAAGGCACTCCGCGACCACATCGCCGCCAGCGGCCAGCCCGTCGCCGATTGGGCCGACCGCTTCGGCGTGCGGTACGGCGAGCTGTTCGCGGTGCTGTACGAGGCGCACCCCATCAGCGGCCGACTGTGGGACGGCATCCGGCGGCACTTCGAGTCGGTGCGGGCGGAGGCCCCGAAGGCCGACGCTCCGCACGTCATACCGGCCACCTCTTAGCCCCGGCCACCCCCGCCCCGGTACTTTCGGGGCATGTCCACGGCCAACGGCAACGGCCACGCCCGCCTCCTCGGTGCGGGCGTTCGCACCTCCCGCGCCGAACTGCTGCGCTTGCGCGAGGAGAACCGCCTCGCCGCCGAGCGGCTGCGCGCCCGGCGGCTGGCCCGCGCCTACGCGGCCGAGCACCGCCGCGAACTGCGCGAGAGCCTCTCGCTCGATTGGGTCACGCCCTACGCCGAATTGCTCGACCTGGCCCGCCACACCGGCGACCCCTTGGTGAGCGGCCCCGCGGCGTACTGGCACCGCAAGGCCGGGCGCAACTGGCCCGTCTACCAGACCGAGGCCGAGCTGTCGCTCCTCCGCGCCCCGGCGCGGCTGCTCGTCGCGACCAACACCTACGCGCAGGGCATGGTCCACGGCCTGTCCAGCTACGTCGTCTCCTCCGGCTGCACGTACCGGATCGCCAAACGGCAGAAGCGGCAGCAGGTCGAGCAGGAGGTGATCGACGCGGCCCAGCGGGTCGTGGACGAGATCCTGCGCATGAACCAGTGGCACGGCGGCGAGCAGCCGGCGATGGAGCCGGAGTTGTTCGAGCGCAGCCTGGAGGACGGCGAGTTCCTGCTGACGCACCACCCGCGCGACGACGGGTGGACCGACTTCCGTACCCAGGAGTGCGAGCAGCTGACGCAGCCGCCGGGCTCGGACGCTCGCGAGTACGGCTTCGGCGTCTGCACGCCGCGGGACGACGTGCAGCGGGTGCTCAAGTACTACTTCCAGTTCGGCGAGGGCCCCGCCGAGGGCGACGAGTACGACCCCGACGAGGTGACCCACTACCGGCGCAACGTGCGGCGGTCGATGAAGCGCGGCGTCACCGAGTTCTGCTTCGGCGCCTACGACGCCATCTACCTCGCCGGCCGGCTGCAGACGAACCTCGGCGACACGGCGGCGCAGCAGGCCGCGATCGTGGCCGTCCGTCAGCACGAGACGGCCGCCGAGGAGGACGTGCAGGCGTTCGTGGGCGCCGACGCCGAGTTCACCCGCACCGACCCGGTCACCGGCGCACAGGAGCCGATCCGCCGGCACCGCCGCGGCTCGTGGGAGGACATCCCGAAGGGGATGCAGTACGTCCCCGGTCCGATCGCCACGAGCACGCCCATCCACATTCAGGTGTTGCAGGCGTGCCTGCGCGGCGCGGTCGTCAAGTGGAACGGGTTCGAGTGGCTCATTTCGGCCGACGCGTCCAACAACAACTACGCCAGTTCGCTCACCGCCGAGTCGCCGTTCGTGCGCCGCGTGCTACAGGAGCAGCGCGGCTACCGCGAGGCGTTCAAGAAGCCGATCTGGTACGCGCTGCGGCACTACGTCCGCACGCACGGCCTGCGGGTTCCGCAAGAGGGCGGCAGCTACAAGGTTTGCACCTGGGAGGAGCTGGAGCCGCTCATCGACCTTCTGGTCGAGGCGCCCAGCCCGGAGACGCGGAACAAGCTGGTGGAGACCCAGCGGGCGCAGATCGAGATTCCGCTCGACCTCGACAGCCGCCAGCAGTTCGCCCAGCGCCAGGGCCGCGACTACGACCAGATCGAGGCCGACAACCGCGTGTACCAGGAGGAGCACGGCACGCCGGGCCAGCCGCTGCCGACGGAAGTTCCGCCGGACCAGGGCGGCGGGCCGGGCGGGGGCGGGGGAGTGCAGACGCCCGCACCGAAGCCGACGCCGGGCGAGGAGCCGAACGACCCCTTCGCGGCGTTCGAGTCGCTCCTGGAGTCGTTTGCCGCGGACCTGCTCGAGGCCGGCCCGGCGCGCGAGGAGGGCGCCGTCTGGAAGGGCCAGAGCGGCCGGTGGTTCACGAAGAAGAACGGCCGCGTCGTGCCCGCGAAGGCACCGAGCGGCAGCGAAGGCGGTGCGAAGAAGCCGGCCGCGAAGGAGAAGCCCGCACCGCAGGGCAAGGGCGCGAAGCCGGAGCCGAAGAGGTCCGCGGCCAAGCCGGCCGCCAAAGCCGCCAAGCCCGACCCGGCCGCGACCGTGGCGGCGGTGAAGGCGCAGCTTTCCGGCGACGCGGCGAAGCTGACGCCGGCGGCGGTCAAGAAGCTCAACGAGCAGCTCGGCACGCTGAAGAAGGATCAGGTCGTGGCCCTGGCGAAGGAGCACGCCGCGAAGCTCGGCAAGACGAAGGCCGACGCGATCGCGGGCCTGCTGGCGAGGGCGAAGGAGAAGAAGAAACAGGCGGACGCGGAGAAGAAGGCGGCGAAGGGGAAGCCGGCCAAGAAGCCGGCGCCCGCTCCGAAGGAGGAGCCGACGCCCGCCGCCCCGCCGGACGTCGAGCACCTGACGAAGCTCCGCGACCGCTACAAGCGCCTCCACGCCGAGGCGAAGGCCGAACTCGACCGCGCCTTTCCGGAGGCGGCCAAGACGGGCAATCGCCCGCAGTTCGGCCGCGGGTACGACGACCGCCGCGCCGTCGTGGACGAGTACGCCCAGCGCCTCGCGGACGCCGAGGCCGAGTTGGCGCGGGCGGCCCCGAAGGAGGAGCCGAAGCCAACCCCGGCCCCGGACGACGGCCCGCACCCGGCGGCGCGGAAGCTCGTGCTCGCGCTCAACGCCGCACCCCTTACCGACGACCAGCGCGAGCACTACGGCAGGGCGCTCGCCCGTGTGGTGAAGACCATGCCGAAGGCGGCGCTCGACCGCGTCCACGCCAACCTCGAGGGGGTGACGTTCCACAAGTCGATCGCGGACATCCCCGAGGCGATGATCGCGCAGCTCGTCGACCAGCCGGGGCTCGACGCCGAGCAGCGGGAGTTCGTCCGCAACCAGTACGCGTTCCTGAAGAAGAAGCGGATCGGCGGCGTGTACATGAACGGCTTCCGGCACGTCCACGTGGACGGCGACAACGACGCGGAGTCGCGCCAGCCCGGCCGCCACGTCGAGGGGTTCGACAAGGCGCCGGGCCTCTACGCCCACGAGTTCACGCACGCCATCGACGGGCCGGGCCACGAGATCAGCTTCTCGCCGGAGTGGGCCGACGCGTTCAAGAGCGAGATCGACCAGGGCACCGCCGCCTACGACCGCGGCGAGCCGCCCCTCTCCTATTACGCGACGACCAAGCCCCAGGAGGGCATGGCCGAGTTCGGCCGCCTCGTGTACGCGTCCGACGTGCCGCACGCGCAGATCGCCCGCGAGTTCCCGAAGTGTACGGCGGTGTTCAAGGCGCGCGGGCTGTGGCCGACCGAGGAGCGCGCCGGCACGCCGGGCGCGACGCTCCCGGAGGTGTTCGAGGAGCGGGTCGAGGTGGGCACGGACGGCGGCCACGCCGACGTGCTGAAGAGGGACGGGGCGGCGCCCGCGGGCTGGGGGTCACTGGCCGAGATGCCGCCCCAGCCGGGCGAGCGGACCCACGACGTCAAGCTGCCGAGGAGCCGCAAGCGGCTCAACGTCGGCCCGATGCGGGCGGCGCTCGAACAGATGGGCTACCAGTTCCACTTCGGCGAGGGGAAGACGGACCTCAAGTCGAAGACGACCTTCTACGGCGTCACCGACCCGGCGGGCAACAAGCGCATGGCGACGGCCGACGAACTGGCGGAGATCGTCTACCGCGGCGCGAGGGCGATCATATGAGCCAGGCCCTCGACACGCTCCAGGAGATGATCCTCGCGGCGCACGCCGACGGCGACGCGGAGCTGGCCGCGTGGCTGGCGGAGCGGGGCGACGACCCGGAGGCGCTCGCGGAACTGACCGCCGGCGAGGCGACTGGGGCCGAGCACGGCGAGGCGCTCGAGAGCGAGGGCGGTCATCGCCGCGAGGGCGAGGTGTGGCGTGGTGGCACCGGCCGGTGGTACACGATGAAGAACGGCCGACCCGTGCCGGCAAAGGGGCCGCAAGCTGGCGCCCCTCGTCCCGCGGAAAGGACTGGAAAGCCTGGGGACGGGACGAATACTGGAGGCGTGAAGAAGCCCGCCCCGATCCACGCCGACCCGGTCGGGCTCCCGGCCCTGCGGTCCGACGCCCGCGGCCTGAGCCTCGACGCCTTCCTCGACCGGCACGCGGCCGAGCGTGCGGGGGACCGCGTGCCGCCGCCGCACGACGTCGTGCGCGTGGCGGACATCGACCCGAGCGAGGCGGACGACTGGTCCGAGGTGGGCCGCGGCGAAACCGGCGGGGAGGAGAAGGTCGCCCGGATCGCCGAGGCGGTCGGTCGGGGCGAGCCGATCACGCCGGTACTCCTGCGCGGCACGGCCGACCACCCCGAACTCCGCCCGCAGGTGACCGACGGCCACCACCGGGTCGCCGGGGCGATCCGGGCCGAGGCGACCGCGGTTCCGGTCTATTACGACGAGGAGACGCTGCGGGAGTTGTGGCGGGCGGCCAACGCCGGCGGGGCGCGGCCTGCGCCTGCACCGGGGCGCACCGAATCCGAGGCCGCCGCCGACGCCGACGCCTCGCACCGCTGGCTGCTGGAGCACGGCTTCTCCGGCACGATCACCGACGCCGCCGGGCGCAAGCAGCGGTACGTGGACGGCGAGCACGTGGGGAGCGGCGACGCCGGTGCGGACGCACGCACCCCCCCGACCGGCAACACCCCCGACCCGGCCGAGGCCGAGACCGCGGCCGCCGACGCGCACCACGACGCGCTGCCCGCGGCCGAGAGGGGCCGGCTGGCGCGCGTCAAGGACAAGCTCGTGGCGAAGCTCGAAGGCTCGCGCGGCGGGCGGGCGGTGCTGGCGCTGGGCCGCGGCGGGCTGGCGATCTTCCACGCCGTCGAGCGCCGGCTGATGTACGCCGCGGTGAAGGTGCAGGAGGTCGCGGCGGAAGCGGCGAAGGAGCGGGGGCTGTCGGAGGAGGCCGCGACGAAGCTCCGGCACGCGCTGCACGTGGCCGACTTCTTCGGCGGCTACGCGACGGGCGGGGCGGCGCTCGCGGTCGCCGGCCCGATCGCCGCGAAGGTGGCGGCGGTGATGCCGAGCGTCAGCGTCGCGTATCTCGCGTACAGCACAGCCCGCAACCCCCTGGCGACGCTCCGGGCGGCGAAAAAGGTCGTGGCCGCGACGTTCGCCCGGACGGCGACCGAGAGCGAGAGCGACCCCATTCGCGTCGGCCCGGAGCTGGCGGGGATGCTCGCGGACAGGATCGGCCGCAGCGACCTCGACAGCGACTGGTACGTCGCGCTGTTCTGCGCGGCGCTCGCCCACACCGGCGGCGACGCGATGCGCGCGGTCGAACTGGCCGACGCCGCGGTCGAGGCGGAGCCGGAGGGGCCGGCGGACGACGAGACCGAGGAGTGACCCGTGAGCCCGGACCCGACGCCCGTCATGCCCGACCCGCAGCCGCCCGGCCCCGTGCAGCCGGCGCCGCCGTGGGTGTACGTCGTGTACGTGCAGGTGAGCGCCGAGGGCGGCGTGCGGATCGTGGACGTGTTCGCCTCGGAGACGTCGGCGCTCGCCTGTCGCGACGCGAACGCCGGCAGCGAGATTCAGGTGTGGGCACCGCGGCCCTGACGCCGCGGCCGAGGAGTGAGCCCGTGCGTCGCCCGATCTGCGTCCGCTGCGGCCGCCCGCTCGACCTCGCCTGGGACCGCGAGACCGGGCGCTACGAGTGGAGCTGCAACAACCTCCGCGCCGGCCGGCCGCCGGCCCAGAGCGACGACGAGTTCGCGGACCTGTGGGGCGGGCTGGCCGAGGGCGAGGCGGCGCGGCTGAAAGCGGAAGTGAAGCCGAAGGCGAAAGCGTAATCCGATGCGAGGCGACGAAATGGCGCGGACGATCAAGACGAGATACCTGACCCACGGCGACGCGGTGCCCACCGAGCACCGCGAGTACCGCTGCGGCACCGAGCGGGAGGTCAAGGAGTCGCTCCTGCTCCTCGAAGAGTTCATCGCCGAGCGGGTGGCGGCACTCGGGCCGGCGCCGGCGGGGTACGAGCCCGCCTGGCTGGAGAACTGGCCGCCGAACGTCGTGGTCAATGACCTCGACGGCGAGCCCCGTTTCCAAGTCTCTTGTCGCGGGCAGGCCCGGTTCGTCCGCGCCGACTTCGTCCCCGACGAGGCCGCGGCGGCGTCCGGCGACCGCGGGCGGATGGAGGCGGAGGTGGCGCGCTTGTGCGCGGCGCTGCTGCCGTCCCCCGAGCCCGAACCGGCGACGACGGGGTGAGCCAGCCATGAAAGGTAGACGCATTCCGACGCCACCCGACTCGTGGGCCGAAGGGCAATGCCCGTACGGACCCGGCGACTACTGGCAGGACGCGGCCGGTCGCTGGTACGGCGTCACGCCCAACGGGCTGCTCGCGTGCCTGCAACAGCACGCGATCCACGTGCACGCGGACGGGACGATTACCGCCGCGCCGTCGATCCTCACGGGCGGTGGCGGGCTGAGCTGGCACGGGCACCTGCACCGTGGCGTGTGGAAGGAGTGCTGATGCAACCGATCAAGTGCTTTCTGCTGAAGCCGACGGACACCGAGGCCCGGTATCTACGGCGATACCGGTCCAGCGGCGACCACAGCCCCGACGCGAAGTGCTCCGGCCCGATGGGCTACCACTGCGCCCGCGTTCGGATCGAAGACGGGCCGGCCGACGGCGAGCGACCGGCGCCGCCGCACGACGACCCGCGGTGGCCGAAGCAGTGCGGGTGCGGGTACGTCTTCCGCGACGAGGACCAGTGGCAAGTGTTCCCGCTGACAGTCTACGTGGATGACGCGGGCAAGCCGTTCACGATCCACACGAACGGCGACCTAGCCCTACCGGCGGCGCCCGCAGGCGCGATGTGGTTCGCCGACTGGATGCCGCACACGAAGGGGCCGGACGGTCGCTGCCTCGTCGTCCGCTGCCCGGCAAGGCCCGATGGTTCTGGCGTGGCCGACTGGATGGTGGACGGGCCGAGCACCAACGGCCCCGGCTGGACCCGCACCGGTGAGCCGCCGAACGTGGCCGCGAACCCGTCGATCTTCATCAGCGCGCCCGACGGCTTTCACGGCTGGCTGCGGGACGGCGTGCTGACGAGCTGCTAGGAGCAACCCGTGGTCACGCCCGACGGCCCGCCGAACACGCTGCCGCCCGTCGTCGCCTGCCCGGCGTGCAAGGCTCGCGTCGCCACGTTCACCCTGCCGCACGACGCCCGCCCCCGCTACTGCGGCCACCTGCGCGCGAGCGGCGACCGGCCGCGGCAGACGTGCGAGCTGGGCGGGGAGCCGGTGCAGACGCCCGCACCGAAGGCGGAGTGACGATGCCCCGCACGCTGCCGGCCGTCGAGGAGCACCAGGCGAAGCTGCTCGCCCGCGCCGATCAGACCGCCAATCAGGCCGAGCTGGGCGTTCGCCGCGTGTGGCTCCAGCTCCTGCGCGTCATCCGTGATGGCGGCCCCTGGCTGCACGTTTACGCCCGCGCCGGCCGCGTCCTGCGGCTCCTGCCGGCCGTCGCCCACGACGTCGCCGCCGACCTCACCAAAGCCCACCGCGACGCCGCGAAGTGGGGTGCCGAGAAGCTCGCCGCGACCCTGCCGCGGGCGGCGCGGCTGAAGCTGCTCCGCCGGCGCGGCCTCCTGGAAGACGTGGCCGCGGAAACCGACCTGCTCGTGGGGATGCTGCTGCCGCCGCTCGACGAGCAGGCGGTGGCGCGCGTCGTGTACGGCAGCGGGTGGTGGGGGGCGTTCCAGGCGCTGACGGCACTGGCCGCCCCCGACTCGCTCGCGGCGCAAATTGCCAGCGGCGTACAGCAGGGCTTGAGCGTGCAGAAGATCGCCGTGGCGATCCGGCCGCTCGTGCAGGACGTCCAGACGACCGCGCGGCGCGTGGCCCGCACCGCCGGGCTGTACGTCGCGCACCAGGCCGAGCGCGAGGTGTACGCGCGGATCGAGGGCGACCTCATCCTCGGCTACACGGTGCGGGCGGTGCTCGACAGCCGGACGCGGCCGGAGCACCGCAAGCGCGACGGCCAGCAGTTCTTTTGCAAGCCGGGGCCGGGGCAGAAGGGGTTGAGCGAATGCCCGCACCCGCCGCGGGAGGCGGATGGCAGTTGGGCTTTCTCGTGCCGCTGCTGGCTCGAACCGATCCTGGCTACGGGTAGCTGAGGTGCTCGTCGGCGCCGCCGGTGCCGTCGCCCTCTTCGTCGTCCCCGTCCTCATCCTCCTCGTCGTCCGGCCCCGGCAGCAGCCCGTCCTGCGTGATCATGTGCTCCAGGATGCCGCCCACCATCGCGTTGAACTCGGCCTGGTTCGTCGCTGGGATCGCCTCCACCACTCCTTCCGAGATCGCGCGGTACGTGGTCAACCCCAGCAGTTCGACCACCTCCGTCAGCCTCGCGCGGCAGCGGTGCTCCGCGCCGGTGATCGTCACGCCCCGCACCGGGCCGAACCGCGAGCCTTCCGCGTGCGTAACCGCCGGTCCTGGAACCGTGACGCTCATTCGCATGCCGCGGAGGTTGCCGACGGCCACCGGCTCCATCAGCCAGCCGGCAACGGGCAAGCCCTTGCCGGGCGCGTCGGCGCCGAGGAACGCGTCCATCACCGCCTGCTCCTGCTGCATCGCGGCGGCCGCGCCGGCTTCGTACATGGCGGTGAAGTCGCCCTCCGAGCTGGCGGGATCGACGCCGGCGACTCGCTCTGGCACCTCGAACTCGGCCCCCGGCCAGCGGCAGCGCAGGAACGCCAGCAGCCAGCGGTCGGGCATCGGGTCGTCGTCGCTGTGGTGCTTCGCCACTTCCGTCCAGGCGATCCACAGGGAGCGCAGGTCGCCGAGTAGCAGGGCACCGTCCGCGTCTTCCAAGAGTCGCGGTCGCGTCGTCAGCGTGATGCGCGTGACCGGGTGCCGCTCGCGGATCGTGTCGCCGTGCGTGAACCAGTCGGCGGCGGTACAGGTGAGCGACTCCACGAAGCCGCGGCGGAACTCGACCGGGATGTCGCCGCTGGGAGTGCCCCAGCCCAAACTGCCGTCGCCCATGAAGCTGTACATGCCCGGGGGCCGGGGCTCCAACAGCGCGCGAGTCCAATCGCGGAGCAACTCCCGCTCGCGGCGGCCGAGTTCGTGATAGCGACACAACCCGCTTCCGCCGCGGACGCGCATACACGCCTTGCACACCGGCCCACCGTCGGCGCGGAAGATGGTGACTTCTTCCGGCTCCGGCAGTTTCGCCAGCTCGCACTGCACGCGGACGAACTCCGCCCGCTCCTCTTGGCCGTGCTCCTGCAGCCAGTCGGCGTAGATCAGCCGCGGCGTGTCCTCGTCGGGGAACGCGAGAATGGCGGCCAGCAGGGCGGCTTCGTCGCTCACGTCAGTTGCCCTCGCGGATGGCGGCGGCGATCGCGTCGGTGTCGGGGATGAACCACTCCCCCTCCCAGTGGCCGAACTGATCGGACACGGCGCCGCCGTCTTCGTCCACTTCGCCCCGGCAGCCCTCCACGAGTCTCGCGCACCGCTCCCGCTCGGCGGCCACGGCCTCGCGGACGGCCGCGGCGACCACTTCCTGGTCCGCGGTACTCGGGTGCGGGAGGAGCGTCTTCGCGACGGCGCGCGCCACTTCCGCGATCTGCTTCTCGGTCACCCCGCACCTCCCGCGATTTGATCCGGCCTCGTGCGCCGGACGGCGAATTCCGCCACCGACCGCGCCCGCTCTTCCGGCGTCATGGCCGCCTCCCGTACTTTCGCCGCGACTCTTCCCACTCGTGCCTGATCCGCTCCGCGCGGTTCGCCGCCCGGCGTGACAGCAAGAGGAACACCACCACGGCGCAGAGGGCCAGAAACCGTAACACCTCAAGCGCGGTCATCATGGACCACCTCCGCCGCGGTATTCGTTCGCGGCCCCTCGCGATTTGATCCGGCCTCGTGCGCCGGCCCATTATCGCACCATGCCTTCGCGGACCAAGACCAAACCGCCCACCAAACACCAGCGCGCCCTCTTCGAGGCCGTCGCGTTCGGTGCGGGCGTCCACACCTCGCCGCTGGAGATCGACGAAGAGGCCGGCATCATCTTCCGTGTGAAGGTGCTCGGCCGGTTCAGCCGCAACAACCACGGCCTGACGGAAGCCGAGAACGGCACGGACTACCTGCCGTGCATGCGGCAGGCGATCGGCGAGTACGAGGGCAAGAAGGTCAAGTGCAACCACCCGGCGGACCGGTCGCAGCCGGGCAAGGAGCGGCCGGTCGAGGACACGTTCGGCGTGCTGCGCAACGTGCTCCTGGAGGACGACGAGAACGGCGAGCCGGCGGTGTGGGCCGACCTGCACTACCTGACCTCGCACCCGATGGCCCCGCGCGTGGTCGAGGACGTGAAGAAGGGCCTCGGCGTCTACGGCCTGTCGCACAACGCTGCGGCGAAGCGCGAGCGATTCGACCGGGCGAACAAGCGTCTGGTAATTGAAGAACTGGCGACGGTGAGGTCCGTGGACCTCGTGGACAAGCCGGCAACGAACCGCACCCTCTGGGAGAGCGAGATGCCCGCCCCGAAGACGACCAATCTCCGCGAACTCCTGGAGGCGCGCTACGGCGACTGGTCGAAGCCGCGCCAGTTGTGGGCCGACCGCCTGCTCGAAGACGACGGCATGGCCCCGCTCATGGACGCGCCGGTCGATGCGCCGGCCGACGACGGCGACGAGCACGACGCGCTGTGGGCCGGCTTCAAGGCGGCCATCGACAAGCTGTTCGACAAGTACGTGTCCGGCGACATGGACGAGAAGGAAGTGGGCAAGCAGGTGACCGAGTACCTGAAGGCCCACAAGAAGCTCACCGGCTCCGACGAGCCCGAAGAGCCGCCCGCGAAGGACGCCTCCGAGAGCGAGGACGGCGACGACAAGAAGGACAAGGACGCGATGGAGAGCGAGGAGCTGAAGCAGTTCAAGGCCGAGAAGAAGGCCCGCGAGCTGTGCGAGTCGCTCGGCTTCGTGCCGACCACGCTCCAGGTCGAGGCCGTCGCCGGCGTCAGGGGCGACAAGCGGCAGAGGGAACTGGCCGAGAGCTTCAAGCCGAAGGACGCCGGCAACCCGGCCAAGCCGGGCGGACCCAAGCCGGCTCGCTCCGCGGCGCCCGGCACGGTCAACGCGCCGAAGGATCCGAAGAAGGACAGGCCGCGCGACACGCTCGAGAGCGAGGCCGACCGCAAGGCCGCCGTCGAGAGCGACCTGGCGACCCTGCGCAACGGTTGAACCCCGCGCGCCCGCCGCGTGCGGCCGCCCCACACCCGAACCCGCCGGCCGAGGAGCTGAGCCATGACCGTCGAGGCGTTCAAGGTCGATGACAAGACGATCAAGTTCACCTTCCCGAGCGCCACGGCGATCGCGGCCAACGACCTGCTTTACAACAACTCCGGCGTCGCCGCCAAAGCCAGCGCGCAGGCCGACCAGGGCACCGAGGCCCTCAACCAGGCGCTCTTCGCGAGCCTGTTCCTCGGCCTCGCGGCCGACCAGCGGCTCTCGACCGAGACCGGCACGGCCACCCGCACCGTCCGCACCGACGCCGTCGTGAAGGTCACCTGCCCCTCGACCACCTGGGCGGTCGGCGACCTCGTGGGCGCCAGCGAGAACTCCGGCGGCGACGGCCTGGAAAACCAGCAGGTCGAGAAGGTCACCGACCCCAGTCTCGCCATCGGCTACTGCGTCGAGGCCGGCACGTCGATCACGAGCGTGTGGGTGCGCCTGATCTCGCGGTACACGCCGCAGGCGGTCCGCGCCATCCTGGCCGGCAGCTACGGCGACGACGACGCCTTCGCGATGGGCGACTCGTCGGACTTCCAGCTCCTCTGGTCCACCGCCGACGCCGACAACCACAGCTCGGTGCTCGCGCTCGGTGACACGAACCAGACCCTGCACGTCACCGACGTGGGCGCGAAGGCGACCGACTGGAACGTCGCCGCCAAGACGCACCCGACCGTCGCCATCCACTCGAACACGACGCCGGCCACCGACTACATGGAGATCGGCAACCACGACGCGACCAACGCCAAGATCAACGTCGCCTCCGGCGGCCTCTTGTTCCAGCTCGACGGCGCGACCGAGATGACGCTGGCCGCCGGGTTGCTCACGCTCAAGGACGCGTTCAACATCGCGGTCAACGCGACGACCGGCACGAAGATCGGCACGGCGACCTCACAGAAGCTCGGCTTCTTCAACGCCACGCCGGTGGTCCAGCCGTCCGCGTACACGCAGACGTACTCGACGGCGGACAAGACGCTCGCGGCGATCATCACGGTCGGCACGCTCGGCGGCACGGCCAACGGCGCGCTCGAAACGGTCGGCAACACGATGGGCGGCGACGTGTCCGGCGCGATCATGAACAACTTCCAGGAGTTCCTGGCGGAAGTGACGGACATCAAGCAGGCGCTCAACGCGGTGATCGACGACCTCCAGGCCCTCGGCCTGGTGGGCTAACGCCATGAACGCGTGGCGGTGGCTGGTCAACGGGCTGGGCGGGCTGGCGGGCATGGTGATCGCCCACGACGCCGACGCGACCGCCCCGCCCATGACCGCCGAGCAGGCGGCACTGGTCGAGGAGTACCTGGGGAAGCTGGCCGCGGTCGTCGCCCGCCAGCGGGAAAGGGCCGAACGTGAACGTGACCCCGCACGTGCTGGTGATGCAGATCGGCGAGCAGGCGGTGGAGATCCGCCAGCTCCGGCTTGAACTCGACCGCGCCCGCCGCCGGGTCGAGGAGCTGGAGGCGCAGAACAAGATCGTGACCGCCGCGCTGGCCGCGAAGGACCAGGCCGGCGCCGGCGAGGACGAGCAGGGACCGACCGAACCGCCCACGGAGAGCGTACCGTGATTACGAAGACCGGCTTCCGCAACCTGCTCGAGAGCCACGGCGGCGACGCCCGCTCGTTCGGCCGGCGGATCACGCACCTCCTGGGGCTGACCGACCCCGCCGGCCGCTACCACTACGGCCGCGGCGGCAACCGCGAGCTGCGCGACCCGGCGCCGGGCCAGCCGCGGCTGCGGCCCGACGAGATCAGCGTGCGCGGCCTGATGGAGGCGCTCTGCGGCGACGACGGCGACCTCACCGTCCGCCAGCTCCGGGCCTTCGGCACGCTGCGCCCGCTCCTCGAGGCCGACCTCGGCTGGGAGCGGTCGCTGCTCGAGGACAACGGCGCCGGCGCCGTCATGGCCTCGGCGTTCGCGAACATCAACGCGTTCACCGCGGTGGGCAGCGGCCTCCTGGAAGTCGCGATCCTCGAAGCGTACCAGAACCCGGAGTTCATCGGCGAGAAGCTCGCGCCGGTCGAGCCGTCGAAGCAGTTCGAGGGCCGCAAGACGATCGGCGTGTCGCGCATCGGCGACGGGGCCGAGGAGCGGCAGCCGGGCATGCCGACCAAGCGCGTCCAGGTCGGCGAGCGGTGGATCACCCAGCCGCGGACGGTCGAGCACAGCCTGTCCTGCGAGATCACGCAGGAGGCGCTCTTCCTCGACCTCACCGGCGGACAGCTCGCCGAACACGCCGGCGCCGCCGGCGTCGGCGAGTGGCTCGGCTACCGCAAGGAGCTGCGGATCATCGACTCGTTCATCGGCGTCACCAACAGCTACAACTACAAGGGCACGAGCTACAACACGTACATCGCCGCCGGCTACTACGACAACGACATCACCTCCGGCAACGAGCTGTTGCACGAGGACGACGTCGAGAACGTGCTCATCAAGTTCCGCGACATGACCGACCCGGACACCGGGACGCGCATCCTCATCAACCCCAACTGCATCCTGGTCAACCGCGAGAAGACGCGGACGGCCATGACGATCCTGGGGCCGACGGCGCAGGGCTACCAGTTCCGCGACGCGACGTCGAGCGCGCACCAGATCAACATCGCCGACCCGGCGTACAAGGGCAAGTTCACGGTGATGGAGAGCCCGCTCGTCTACCAGCGGGCACGGGCGGCCGACGGCCTCAACCTGTCGGCCGACGCCTCCGGCAAGCTGTGGTTCATGTTCGAGAGCGGCCCCAAGACCCACGTGTACGTGCAGAACTGGCCGCTGCGGACGCAGTCGGCCGCCCCGAACCAGGTCGATCTGATCGACCGCGGCGTCGTGATGTACACGAAGGCCGACGAGCGCGGCGTGCCGGCGTGGAAGGATCCCCGCCGCGTGGTCCGCTCGAAGGCGTAACGACCCGCCCGCCGCACGCGCGGGCGCGTGCGGCCCTCCCCCGGTGAGCGAGAGACGCGATGGCGAAGCGAGACAGGAAGCCGGCCGCGAGCACGACCGGACCGGCCGACGACGTCACGCCGGCGGACTTCGCCGCGCCGACGCCGGCGGCGGCCGACCCGCGCGACGAGGAGATCGCCCGGCTCCGCGAGGAGAACGCGCGGCTGAAGGCCGCGGCCCCGCGCGAGTACGCCGGCGGCCGGAAGTACCGCGTGAGCCTCCCGGACGGCCCGGCGGCCGTCGTCGAGCCGCGGCCCGGCGAGCACCCGTTCGAGGCGTTCAAGCGCGTCACCGGCGTCCGCAGCTCGCAGCACGAGCCCGCGATCGAGGAGGCCGAGGCCGACGCGCGGTGCGGGGTGTGCGGCTTCGACGGGGCGGTGCCGGAGCCCGAGGCCGCGCGGTAGGTGCGGACGCCCGCACCCGGACGAGGTGAGTCGTGGCGAACGCGCAAGACGTGGCCGACCTGCGGACGACGCGATCCAACCTGATCGCGGTCGTGAAAGCCCAGACGGCGGCCTGGGTGGCGGCCGGCTGCCCGCCGACCTTCAGCGTGGACGGCGAGAGCTACGACTGGAACGGCTGGCTCGACTCCAAGACGAAGGCGATCCAGGACCTGACGGACCTCATTAACAAGCTGTCGGCGCCGTGGACCGTCCGGTCGCGGGGGAGGGCGTGATGATCACCGTTGCGCTCGCCGCCGCCTCCAACGGCAACAACGAGATCGTCGCCGCGGCCGCCGGGTACAAGTACCGCGTGATCGCGTTCCTGCTCGCCTTCAGCGGGAGCGTGAACGCGAAGTGGCGGAGCGCCTCGACCGACAAGACGGGCTTCGTCTACGGCGCCGCCGGCGTCGTGGCGCCGTCCCCGGCCCTGCCGCCGCTGCCCGCCAAGCAGCCGGCGCAGTTCGAGACCGAGCCCGGCGAGGCGCTCAACCTGTTCCTGTCCGCCGGCGGGACGACGGTCGGCGGGTACGTGGTGTACGACAAAGTCCCGGCGGGGTCGTAAGCCGTGCCGAGCGAGGGGCCGAACTCGCCCGCCGCGGCGACCGGGAATTCGGGCGGGCCAGGGGCCAACAACTGGTCCGACCCGACCAACTGCTTCGCCTCCGACGACAGCCGGGCAACGGTCGTGCTGGCGCCCTCCGACTCGTCCCGCTTTCTGAAGGCGACGAGCTTCGGGTTTGCGGTCCCCGGCGGCGCCACGATCGACGGCATCGCGGTCGAGATCGAGCGGTCGTGCAGCTTGGTGTCCGACACGATTTCCGACGCCGCCGTCCAGATCGTCAAGGGCGGCGTGGCCGGCGGGGACGACAAGTCGGCGGCCGGCAACTGGCCTTCGCTGGAGGCCTACCGGAGCTACGGCGGCGTGGCGGACCTGTGGGGGCTGACCTGGACCGCCGCGGACGTCAACGACGCGGGCTTCGGGGCGGCGATCGCGGCGCAGGGCGGGGCGAGCGGCGGGACGGCGCGGGTCGACCACGTGCGGGTCACGGTGTACTACACCGAGGCCGCCGCCGGCGCGAAGCCCGGCGTCCAGACCGTCTGCCGCCGCGCCGAACAGCCGACCGACCCGATTTTTACCGAGTGACCATTTAAGGAGTTTCCGATGACCGTCGTCGTGGCAACACTGCTCGTGATCGTCCTCGCCGCAGTGCTCTGCCGCGGCGCCCACAACCAGTTCGACGTGCCGGCCACGACCGTGGCCCTCACCGCGACGACCGCGAAGAGCGTCGTCGGCATCAAGGCCGCGACCAACGTGTGCGTCAAGGTCACGGAACTGTCGATCAGCTTCGACGGCGCCACGAGCACGAACGCGCCGGCCGTTTGCGAATTCATGCAGAGCACGTTCGGAGCGAACCCGCCGGGCACGAACTCCACGAGCGTGACGCCGCCCAAGCGCGACACGGGCCGCGCGGAAACCATTCAGGCCACCGCGGCGAAGACGTGGACGACCGAGCCGACGGCACTGACGCTCCAGCAGTCGCTCGACGTAGGCCAGTACAACGGGTGCTTGGTGAAGATGTTCCCGTTCGCCTCGCCCTTCATCGTCATCGGCGCCCAGGGGTGCGTGCTCCGCATCACCAGCCCGAATAACGTCAACTACAGCGGGGGGCTGGTCGGCGAGGAGTAGGCGCGCACGGGTACTCGCGGACCGCCTTCACTGCGAGAAAGAGGCGGTGAAACTCTTCTCGCTCGTCCTGCGTCCACTTCGGACGCGTGCCCCGAATGCCGTCGGTCCGCGGGATCGACGGGCGGATGAGAACGGAGTGGAGTAGTGCGACGCCCCGTCGCCAGAGTTCGTAATCTCGCCGCTTCTTCGCCCTCAGCGGGAAGCGGTCGAAGTGCGGGACGACGACGGCCATGAGATCGGCGGCGCTGGCGACCATGATCCGAATGAGCGGCTTGTGGTTGCCCCTGGCCGGTCGCGTTGCCAGGCGGCCGACGCCGAAGTAGGACCGGATCAGTTCGATGACCGCAGAGTCGTCGTCCCGCACGCCGATCTCGAATCGCGCACCGGGCACAGTGTAGATCGTGCCGCGTGGGCCGCGCGGCTTGGTGCGGTGCCAGGTGAGCTTGAAGTTGCCCTCGCCGTCGGTGAAGCCCGACAGCCAGTGCCCGAAGGCGTCGCGGTCGATGTCGGACGGAAAGGGCGGGATAGACTGGCTCGTAGCCATGACTCGTACCTCACATACGGGTTGTGGTCAGAGCCGGACGGGTGTTACCAGCACCCGCCCGGCTCGCTCATTATAGCGGCGGGTGCGGGTCGCCCCATCTCAGTCAAGCGGGAGCGGTGATGAGTGCGAAGCTGGTCGAACGGGCCGACGCCGTCCGGACGAAGGCGAAGGTGCTGGAGTCGGTCAAGGGGTCCGGCTACCACGACGACGACCGCAATGTCGTCCGGCCAGACCTGTTCGCGGCCCCGCAGCGCAACGGTCTGCCGCGGCTGTCCGAGCATGTCGTCTACTTCACCGACCGCTTCGACGAGTGGGTGCTCTTCGCCGGGTCGGACGCCGAACGGGTCGCGGCCGCCCTCAATGCGTGGGCGAAGAGGGCCGAGAAGCTCGACCCGGCGACGCTCACCGGCACCGAGCGGAAGCTCGTCACGCGCATCGTTCCGTCGCTCTTCGGCGGCGCCACCGCGGGCGGACTCGCGAACGACGACGGCGTTCCGGTGCTCAGGGTGCGCCGCGATTACTGGAACGACGTCCTTCACGCGCTCTACGCCGAGGGTCTGGGCGTCTCCGGGCTGCCGCTGGAGGAGTGAGCGTGTCCGCCGAACTGCTCAACCCGCCGACGCCCACCTTCGACCACCTGGGGCCGCCCGATAACTGGACGTGCCCGAAGTGCGGCGAGCGGTGGCTCGTCTTCCCCGGCCTGCCGATGGAGTGCCGATGCAAGGGCGCGAAGTACAACCCGCACCTGCGCGGGCCGCGGACGTTCTACTTCTACTACGTCCTCACCGAGGACCACCGCGTCCACTCGCTGCACCTGATCGACGCCGACGCCGCCGACCCCCTTCTCCGCGTCGAGAGCCCGCTCCCGGAAGGGGTCGCGAAGTGGGACCGCCGCGAGGAGAACGGCGAGCTGGTCTTCTACCCGCCTTCCGAGGCGGCGTCGCGGGACCACTACCTGCGCTACGACGAGCGAATTCAGCGGCACGAGGAACTGCCCCGCCACCTGCACCACCGCGCCGCCCTCCGCGGCCGCCACTCGGCCTGACGGCGGAGGGTATACTTCCGCCATGCCGCTCGCCACCCTCGACGCCGCCGACCTCGACAGCTTCCTCGCGCGGATGTGCGCCGAGCCGGAGGAGCGGACGCACCGGCTCGTGTTGGCCGACTGGCTCCAGGACCGCGACGACGGGCGGGCGGAGTACGTGCGGTGGGCGGAGCCGGCCGACGTGCTGACGCTGCTGTACCCGCCGGTCGATGAGCCGCTCGACGCGTTCCCGACCTACAGCACCGACGGGACCGGCCCGCGGGCCGCAAACTTCGGGGCCGTCGTGCGACTCTTCCCGCTCGCCCGGCCGCTGTTCCGGCTCCGGCCGTCCGGCGGCGGCCGCGTCCGGCTGGTCGGGCGCAAGGTGTTCAGTTGCGATTACGGCGTCGGCGACCGGGCCTTGATCCGCGTCGATCTGCGCCGCTCGTCCGGCGTGCTGCTTTTGACATTTGAGACCGCGCCGGGCGGGGTGGTCGATTACCCGCAAGGTGACACCGTCGGCGATCCCGGCGGAGCGATCGAACTCTGGGCCGCCGGCGCCGGGCCGGCCGGCGTCCGCTTCTACGCCCCGGCCGACGAAGTCGGGGAGGGCTGACCCGTGCGCCGCGTCGTCTTCGGCCCCCGCCGCCCGCTCGTCACCGCCCCGCCGCCGGACTCCGTCACGCCGCAGGGCGCCCCCGGCCGCGTGCTCGTCTTCCGCCCGACGGAAGCCTTCGAGCCGCTCGCCCTGGCCGGCCGCGCCGTCGTCTCGCCCGTCGGCGGGTTCGTCGCCGTCCCGCAGCCGCCCGGCCCCGCGCGCGTTTTCCGGCAGCCGGAGCACCCGCCGCCCGACCTGCTCCCCGGCCGCGTCACCCAGGCCCCGTGGGGCCTCGTGCAGCCCGTCCGGCGCCCGACCGCCCCCGTCGTCGCCGCGGCCGAGGAGCCGCACCCCGAACCGGGCCGCGTCGCCAAGAGCGGCGCCCGGCCGCCGTTCGGCCCGACCCCGACCGGCCGCACCGTCGTCACCGTCGCGGCCCGCGAGGAACCGCCCCCGGAGCGCGGCCGGGTGACGAGGCCCGCCGGCGCGGGCTTCGCGGTGCCGCCGCGGCCGGTCCGCGCGCTCGTGGCCGCGCCCGAGGTGCGAACGCCCGCACCCGGCCGCGCCACCGTCGCGAAGTCGCCGCCGCCGGACCTGAGCCCGCAGCAGCCCGCCGGCGTGACTCGCGTGGCCGCGGCCGAGGAGCCGGTCCCGTTCGCCGGCCGGTGCTACGTCCGCCAGTGGCCGCGGGTGCCGTCCGACCGGTACGTGCTCCGGCCGCACTTCGCCCGCGCCGAGGAGCCGCCGCCGGAGCCGGGCCGGGCCGTCTCCCTGCGCGTCGTGTTCCACACGTCGCCGCCGGGCCGGCCGCTCCTGGTCCGCCCCGCCGACCCGCCGCCCGCGGGGGGCGCCGTTGCGCTCCTGCGGGCGTGGGTCCAGGTGGCGCCGCCGCCGCGGCCGACGGTGTCGCTCGTCGCGCTGGCCGGGCCGCACGCGCCGCCGGAGGGCCGGGCGCTCACCCTCCGCGGCCTGCCGCTCCTGCACCTCGACGCGCAGCAACTCCCCGGCCGCGTGCTCGTGGCGTGGGCCGAGGCGCCGCCGCCGGACTGGATCGCCCGCGGCCGGGCGCTCGTGCTGACGGGCTGGGCGGCCGGGGCGATCCCGCCGACGGTCGCGACCCGGCCCGGCGGCCGGTTCCGCCGGGCCGACACGAGCCGGCTCTTCAAGAGGGTTCCGAGGATGAGTGCCGCGAGCCTGGCCTACCTGACGCGCACGAAGACGCCCACGGAAGTGGTGCTGTTCGTCTTCGACTTCACCAACTTCCCGGAGGTCGTCGCCGGCGCGACCATCAGCTCGGCCGTCGTCTCCGGGCCGGGCGGGCAGGCGCTCTCCGGCCTCGTCGCCGGCACGCCCGCGGTGCTCTCGGCCGCCGCGGTGATCGACGGCGACGGCAATACGGTCGCCGCCGGCAAGGGCGTGCAGTGTACGCTCGCCGGCGGCTCGGCCGGCTCCGACGTGCTCGTCGAGTGCGCCGTCACCCTGAGCACGGGAAGTGTGGCGGTCGTGCAGGGGAAGGTCGCCGTCCGCAACGCCGTGTGAGGATGTGCCCGTGACGATGGCGAGCATGACGAGGAACGAATGGCAGTTCTGGCCGGACCGCGAGAATGTGGTCCTGCGCAAGCAGACGGCCCTCGGCGTGTACGACTCGCACCCGCTCAAGGCGACGGGGGGAAGCTGCAAGAGGCGAGCGCCGAACTGGAAAGAGATGACCGCGAGCGCCGGCGCCGTCACGAGCCGCAACCTCGTCTGGCTCATCCCCGACGCCAACCTGCTCGAAAACGTCAAGCCGCGCGCCGGCGACCAGATCCGCGCGATCGAGACGGCCACCGGTGAGGAGATCGACCACACAATCCTCGAAGCGACCGTCGGCAAGTTCGGCAACACGCACCGGTGCGTCACGATCGCGCTCGCGGTCGTGTACGAGCTGTCGGCCACCGGCGTGCTGACGCGGCCGTCGAACGCGCAGGACGCGGCCGGCCGCTCGGCGCTGACGAGCTACTCGCAGGTGGGGGAGACGGTCCGCTGCCGCGTGCAGCCGCTCGACTCCGACGCCGGCGACCACCAGGGCCGCCGGACCGTCGTGCGGAAGTTCGCGGCGTACCTGGAGCGCCCGCTCGCGGTCCGGGCGAAGGACGTGTTCAACGTGACGACGTACGCGAGCCCCGGCGGGGCGGTCGCCAGCGTGCAGGGCTATACGGTGACCGGCTTCCGCAACCCGGAGCGGCTCGATCAGCTCATGAGCCTGGAATTGGAGCTGCTGAGTTAGTCCTTCGCCGTCGGCGTCAGCCACACCTCCGGCGCCGCACACGCCTCGATGCCAGCCGACGGCTCGCGCCAGAAGTACCGCAGCGCGGCCATGAGTGCGTACCCGCGGACGCGCCCCAGCGCGGCGACGCGGCGGGCCAGTACCCGGCACTCCTTAACCTCGGTTTTGTGCGCTGGGAGGACGACTTCTCGGCCTTCCCACATCCCGACCAGCTCCTGTGCGAGCATCTGCGACCAGTCGCGCGACAGGGCCGGAGAGCCGTCGATCAGGTCGCCGAACGGGTCCGGGTCGTTGAGGTGCGCCAGCCGGTGCCAGTCCTCGCGGGACAGTTCCTCGGCGTTGGTCCGCCCCGCTTCGGCGACCAGCGCGTGCCACTGCGCGACCGCCTCCTTGAGCGCCAGCGTGTTGTTGCCGCCGTTGGAGGCGGCCAGCGCGTTGAGCTGGTCGAGCGTGTCGGGCGGCAGCCGGAATTTGTAGTAGGGGGTTTCGGGCACGGTCAGCCTCCGGTAAGGGACGGCCCCGGCACTTTGCCGGGGCCTGTGGGTGGGGCTCACAGCACGGCCTTGTTGTCGTCGTGGTAGCGGTCGGCCTCGCGCCACGCCTGGTAGTCGGCCGCCTGCGCGGGGTACTCGCCCACGAGCCCGGACGCGTCGGAGTGCATCTTGATTTTGCCGCAGTAGATGTACCCGGCCTCGCACCGGATCATGCCCGCGTTCCGCGCCTGGCGGAGCATCGCCTTCACGGGATCGGGGATGTTGACCGTCGGGTAGCCGTCGGACTCGCGGCCGACGGTGATGGATCGCGCGAGCAAGAGGCAGACGGGGTAGGCCGGATCGTCCTGGGCGACACCTTCCAGGGCCAGCGCCCGGTACGCGGCGACGTTCGCCGCCCGCGCCTCCGCAGCGGCCGACTGGAGGGCGGCCATCTTGGCGCGGGCGGCCTGGCGGATGCTGACGGCCGCGCGGATCGTCGCGGCCTCGACCGCCTTGTCGTGCTCGTCCAGACAGTCGGCATAGACCAGCTGGAGGGTGTCGTCGGCGGGGGCGGCCGCGGCCTGTGCGGCGAGGATGTCGAGCGTGCTGGGCGTCGGGGCAGTCTGGCCCTCGATCCCGGCGATGGCGTCTTGGAGAAAGCTGGGCGGGGTGGGCTTGGGGGACTTGCGGGCCATGATCGTCGCTCGTGCGTACTCGGCGTCGCGGTGTTGCTCGCCGTCGTACA